GAGGTACATGCAAATCACGAGGTACATGCAAATCACGAGGTTCTCGAACAGCCACAGTGATGTCTTGGCTTCGTGCATGTTTGTGGCGTCCACGGCCATCCATGCCGTAGCTTTGCGGCCAGAGAATCCGTGCGACACCCAATAGTTCATGAGCGTGACTTCATCTACTCCGTTGTCAATTGCCGGGAACCCTGGAGGCCCTTCGACTCCACTGTAAAAATCGTTCACTTCGGCCAATGACGGGATGAACAAAGGTCCGCCAGCGTTGTCGGTCCATACTCCCTCGATATGCGCCGCGCACGCGGGGCCGCAATCGCCCTCGACATCGTTACCGAAGATATTCGACAGTGACTCGCTTGCGGCGGGCGCATAACTCACATGGCGCGGCGGATCTGGAACCGTAGCGAGCAGGTAGTTTCGCAGCTTGAAATGTAATCCGAGCGCCGGGGGATGTTTGCGCCCGAATTTGTAGGTGGTGCCGTTAGCTTCGATGGTTTTCATAAATTCCATGCTTCCAGTTTTAGATCAAGCCACAACCGAATCCGCGCAAGCGTGGAACGCCCGCGCTTCTTCCGTCTGTGCTTGCGGCGCGTCATAATTGCTTAATCATACTCTCAATCGGCTCCGGGCGCGTAGGGTCGATGCGCGGGTATGGAGCGTTGGGCATCGGACGGCCCAGGAAGTTGCAAAGCTCCCACCATCCGGCCTCCTTGTCCATGTTCATCACCAGGAGATCGTCAGGCCGGTCCTTGAAATGTTCCAGCACTTCGGCATTGTGCCGCCGATAGCGCGCCAAGAAAACGTCCGCATCAAAATGCCGCTGGCCATAAATGATCTGGTGCAACTTGTGACTGAACGGGTCCTTGTCCCACGTGTGGCGAAACACGTTTGTATCGTAGCCCCAGTGATCGCGCACGTCCTTGAGCCAGCGTTCCTCATCTTTTACGGTCAAAATGAACTTCGAGCCTGGGTACGCCTTATCTAATTCCTCGTAGAGAATCGTGATGGGCAGGTCGCACGCCGCGTAGTGCTTTTCCAGGGTGAGCGAACGGCCTTGCTCCATCATCTCGTGGTAAACCGCCTTCGCCCAATGCGCCGTTTTCCAGTGGACCGAATCGAAGCCGAGAATCCCGAGCGCGGTATGCAGCGACGTGGTAGCCGTCTTGTGCATCCCGATTCCAAAGATGCGGGTAGGAAGCGGTTTGAGGTCGAAACCCTTAAGGCTTGTGGTCGGGTCGTAATTGTGCGGAACCTCAGGGATCAGGTCGCCATCGCCCATGTACGCCCCGGACTGCATCTTAAGTACCCTACCGCATCCGATGTTCCCGTAGTTCGCAATGGTCGAAGTCTCATCACTCAAGTTGAACTGGTCATCGTAATCCGCGATCTCCGCCACGTGCGGATATTCCCTGAACCGCATCCGGTCATTGTGATTGACTCCCTTTTCTAGAAACCTCCTGTCGATCTTGCGCGGCGAGTACCCCAAGCGCCGGAGCCGCGCGTTGAAGTCCTTGTCATCCGGTCCCCACGTGTCATATTTCTCATCGTAGCCGCCTGAGTTTAGGAAGGCGCGCGCCGTTACCGCAATCCTGCCGTGAATGCCGCGCGGCAAGACGCCTTGGATCATCTCGGACCACAGGAACACGTCATCATCGGCGGCGAACTGCTGCGCGATGTAGTGCGCGAATCCTTCCCCGGTGAAGTTGTCCGCGTCCAGGTTTACCAGGATCTCGCCGCCTTCGATCATCCCTAGGCGGTGGGCCATGTTCTTCGCGTGGGCCATCCTGAACGGACCAAGCGGACTCAGAAGCGAATAGACCACTAGTCGCCCACTCTCGATTTCTTCGGCGTAGCTCGTTTTCAGATACGACAGGAGGTTATCGCGGCTTCCGTAGTCGAGGACGATGAACTTCGCGCGCTCGTACATCGCGTTATCGGCAAGGTTTTGCGGGAGGGTTTGTGCAAGGTGTTGAGTGCGTCCCTTGCACGTGGTACAGAAGGCTATGAGGGGTTGGGAGCGTTTCACGGTATGAAAGAAAAGTTTAGTACTACCGCGCTCGAAAGTCAATCCACTTGTGCTACGATATTGCAGGCATGAAACTAGGCGACGTACTGCGTAAGTGGCGGCGCATGAGCGACCTTACCGAGCGGGAGGCCGCGAAGGAACTCGGGGTTAGTCTGTCTACGCTTTCGCGGATCGAGCGCGGCGAAGCGATGGACGGGGTTACGCTGGCTAAGATTCTGGCGTGGTTACTGGGACCTATCGCGCGCTGATAAAATCCCACTTACCCAACACATCTTGTCGCCACGTTCCCAACATCTGCTTATGAGCCTGATCCTCGAATAGATGGAAGATCCTCAGTCCGCGTCTCTTGGCGCGCGACAAAGCATCCGTGAAGTCCTTCGCCTGAAGATCGACGCGCGGGTGAGTCTTCGTCCCGCGCCAATACATCCAGATCATTTCTTCAACACCGCCAGCGCCCCGTTCAAATCCCCGCGCATCCCCTTAACAATCTGGTGATCGCCGTAAGTCAACTTCATCGGCGCGCTAGCCTTCGCAAACCCGCTCTGCGGTCCATACTTCTGAATGATGATCGCGATAGCCGCAAACGCGGCGCTGACCACGGCCACGACAAGCTGAGGCGTGCCGGGAGGGAGCACTGGGGCGACATCAGATACCAAGCATGAGCCGATGGCTTGCGCCACACTTGCCGTAGTCGCGCCGGGCGCTTCCGCTGCCGTTAGAACGCAGTTCAGGCCGGTTGCCGCCGTCGATAGCGCGGCGGTGATGACAGCCGCGCCGGGGCCGCTGAAAGCCGCAACGATGGGCGCGGCGATCTTCACGGCGTCGATGGCGAACTGGGTGTCGGTTACGACCGTGCTGGTGGAGCACGCGGTTAGGGAGAGAATGAGCAGAACGGCGAGCGCGACTGCAAATGGTTTACGATGTGTCATGGTTGTTGTCCTTTCGGCATTGCTGGGATTGCTACCGGGCCGATGGTGCGCGCGTTGTGCATCAGCGACGCAACCACGTAACCCCACTGGCAACCACGTGGGTCATCAATCACGATTCTGTCGGCCAGAAGGTTTTTAAGATAGGGCTGGGGATTAGGCGCTACGCGCTTAAAGTGCTGAAAGATGAACTGGAATAAACTTAAACCAAGTCCCACGTAAGGTCCGGCTGAACTATTTGCTGCTAGTCCGATAGCCGTTGCGGCTGTGCTCGCTAATCCCAGGGCGGCGTCACCATTGTTCCCGATGAGTGAGCGTGGATCACGTGCCGCCTGCCGATTGAGTTCGTCTATAGCAAGCGTGTTCGGTACGTCATGCAGGTCTGGCGCGGCCATCATAATTTCTTCGCGGAACAGCATTACTGGCGTCGCGGAGCAAACGGTCGCTATCCAAATCCCAAGCGCGCTCGCTTTGCCGAATACAGCTTGCGTATTACGGAGCGATAGCGGCTTGAACATTACCGTGGCTTGGGCACACAGCGGGACGGCAAACAGTAGCAGGGGAGCAATCGTGCAGAGTCTCACGCTTGACCTCGCGGGTCATACTCCTCCAAAAAGTCTCTCATGAAAATCTCAAGCGGGCTCATGTGATCCGCTTCCGCTTCCTCAATCGCCGCGTGGTTAGACCATCCATCGTGACGGATTCGGTAGCACGCGCATATCACGCCGGTCCTATCGTCACCGTGGAGACAATGGATGAACGCCCCTTGGCTTTTGAGAACCGACCCGATCACCACGCCCAGGATTGCATCGACTTCGGTCTTATTCGGCCTTTCCCATCCGTTCATCGGGAACGCGGCGTACTTCATCCCGGCGTCCAATACGGCTTGCGGCTCCATCGGTAGCGGATCGTCTCGGAGGTTGACAACCAGCTTGACGCCGGAAGCCGCGAGCAAGGGGTAGGCCGCGAGATCGGGCTGCGCACCGCGAGAAAGCAAGGGGGTGACTTGGTGGAGGTTCGCGATGGCTTCGGATAGCTCGCTCACGGTTGGAAAGAGTATACCACGGCTTGCGTACCGTGGCTGAGGGTTACCAGCCCCACGCTAGGCCGCGCCCGGAGCCGACTGAGAGACGGGAGGGGCGCGGCAGAGATCAAAGCGATTCGGTGACTTGCTGCCATTTAGCGGCAACTTTCTTCAGTTGACCGCGCGCTTTCTCTTCCTCCTTTACTGAGGCGTCCCATAGATCCACGTCGCGCAACGCGAATACCTCGTTGCGGATCAGCGCCGTGAGCACGGCAGGTTCCAGCGCGTCAAGTTCCCACGATTCGTCACCATGTTCCGCGATGTAGCCCGTAGCGCGTGAATCGCTGAGTTTCGCCGGGTTCGGAGGCGGTTCGTACTCCCGAACCTGATCCATGTTGAGCGCGATCCGGTTGAGATTTAACGGTTGAATCGTCATTAGTTCCGAATTGCGAATCCGTTCCGCCCATTCGTCAACCGACTCACCGTTGTTTTGCGGGTTCGCCTTAGCGTAATCACGGATGATGTGATGGGTCATGAACATGCGTATCCGGTCTTCGATATCGCGGCTCATGTCGATCCCACTCGGATCATGATCTCCCAGGTGGATGACATGAACGCGCTTCCCTGCCCGATATTGCTTCAGGAGTCTTTGTCCGGCACTCCACATTTCGGACTGGGAGGTATACCCACGGCAAGAGAAGTACGGCACGTCCAGCGGAGCGCACGCCACTTGTAGCACGCCCACCAGCGCATCCTTTTCTACCCACACCTCCACGTAGTTCTTTTGCTTCGCCCACTTGTCGTACTGGAATTGGGACGCGCACGTTTCGATGATGTCCTTCGGGGAATCCCAGTGCGAGTTTTTCTGAAGGTTGCGCGTGCGATCCGTGATGTGATCCCAGTCGATCAGACCGGCCAGTCGCGCATCGTTGATGACGGAGCCGAGTTTCTTGTATTCGCGGTCACTGTTCGGGATCAGCGCACGAGAAACGAACTGATAGTAAAGCTGCCGCAGTGTCAGGTCGTACCCTTGCGCGGCGTAGTCCTCAAGAATCTGATTGGCAACGCGGATCGTCTTTTGCGACGATTCCGAGAAATCGCGGGAGACGTAGCAGATTTTCATGCTATCCTCCGCTTCGCCAGAATCTTCACCCGCAACGGGCCATCCTTCGCCTTCAGCGAAGCATTCTTAGCGGCCTTCGCGGCGAGCCCGGCGAGTTCCTTCAGGTCGATAGAGGTTTCATACCAGAACTCTTCATGACCATCCGGCACGCCGCGCTTGCCGGTGATCTTTCCGGTTTCGTCCTTGATCTCTTCGGCGCGGTAGAGGTGGCGCGTACCGCGCGACTTGGGGTAGATGACGGCGAGATTGGTTGTCATCGCGCCACCCTCCGCGCCCGCTGTTCCTGAAAGAACGCATCCACCTTCGCCTTGTACTCTTCCAGCGTTTTGGAGTTCGCCAGAAACCCGACAGCCGGGCAACCCAACTGCCGTTCGTACCGCATGGCGCTACCGACTTCCTCGAATCGCGCATCTTTCCACGTCGCGTAGTGCGCCGCGCCGATCTCTTCGGAATAGTCCACGTATCCGAGCGACCGCGCGAAGTCCACGGCGTCTTCAGGGATAGCTGCGGCCAGCACGGTAGCGCCCTTAGCTCCGCGTTTGTATTCATCGTGCGCGACACGGAGGGCATGGCGAACGTCCGCGCCGCGAGTCAGCCAGTTGATACCGGCCCATGTGTAGTGCGCGCGCCAGCCGGGGCGCACCGGGCTTTGATCCACGATCACGTAATGTCCGTTGTAATCGGCATCCGAAGCGGCCATAGCGTAGCGGGGTGATCCTTGCGCGGCTGCAACGCGGTTGATGCAGTCGATTAGGGAATAGGGGATGGTCGGTAGCCAGAGATTCATGATGCGCTCCTGTCCGTAGGTAGCGGACTTGATTACAAGGGTAGCATAGAAAGTATTTGAATGCAAGCCTTGACATGCAAATGTTTTTTATGATACGTTGTTGTACGTGCCGAAGCAGACCAAGAACGGCAAGAAAACCATTGCTATTGCCTCCGTGCTCCACGCGAAGCTGGCGGCGATTGCGAAACGAGAAGGCTACCAGCTTCATCGGTTGGCTGAAAAGTGGCTAGAAGAAGCCGCAAGGAAACACGCCGCATGAAGTTTAGTCGCACAACCGGGGGATCTGGGCAACATAAGATTTACGCGTGGCTATCCAACCAAGTGGGGCCGACGCGGGCGATGCCATACGGTCACCCATGGGACTTTGAAGTGAACGGCCTGCGCATAGAGGCCAAGTGTTCGTCCTACTCCAAGGGCCGATGGAATGTGAACATTCACCGCCACGGAATCCTCAATGAGAAGGTTGACTTCTATGTGGTGCGCCTAGAAGGTTGCCCCTTCTGGAAGAACGCGATTCATCTAGTCCTGAAAGCGCCCCTGAATAAGCACGTGATAAATATAAGCCCTCGATCTCTAATGGTAACCTGGGGTCGTTTCGTAAATGACATTGTGGCGCTTGGCGCTAATCCGACAAGGCGCAAATGGACCAAAGGCGTAGCCGCATGAACCTCCAACTCACCCCCGAGCAAGCCCGCGCGCAACTGGCCGGGCTGCAAAAGCAAAAGAATGTTGTGGACAAGTCGATAGCTATGCTCGCCGGGGCAGGACAGCGGCTAGTGGATCACTGGGGAAATCCACCGAGCACGGATGATTGCACCGTACGTGCCGTCTGTCTTGCCATGTCCGACATAATTGCCGTCCAGATACTTGGCCTCTCGCTTCAGCAAGAGCAACTGGCCGCAAGCATCGCCAATATCGAAAATGCGCTTAGGGGCAGCGGGATCGTGCTGCCTACCTTTTTGGGGCCGGAGAGGAAAGGATGAGCGCCGCCGTCTCCCCGCTTCGCCGCAAGGCCCTCGGGGCTTCCGAAATCAGCGCCGTGATGGGCGTTAACCCCTATCTATCCGCGTGGGATCTGTGGGCGCGCAAGACCGGAGAGCTTCAGGGCGTGCCGATTGAAACGAACCCACGGATGCGCGTGGGTAAGGCAATCGAGCGCGGCATAGCGGACGCCTACGCGCAAGAGACGGGCTTCGAGGTTGAATGGTCGGATCGCACGGTGGTGCATCCCAAGCGCCCGTGGCAATGCTGTACGCCGGATGCCTATGTACGAACTTCGCCGGAGCGTAGGGGCTGGAATGGCGGCGTGGATTGCAAGGCCGTGGCGATGGACCAATTCTACGAATTTGGTGATCCAGGAACGGACGCCGTACCGGATCACGTCTCGCTTCAGTGTCAATGGACGTGCTCAACGCTCGATTGTTATTGGTGGGACGTGGCCGCGTGCACCGGCAGCGAATTAAGAATCTATACCGTCCTCCGCGATCTCGAACTTGAAGGAATGCTGCTCGAAGCCGGGGATGAGTTCTGGCGCAAGCACGTGCTTGCCAACGTCCCCCCGCCGATGACAGCCACGCCGACCGCTTCAGCTTTCTTAAAGCACAAACACCCTAGAGGCAACGGGATATTGCGAGTTCCGACCGGCGAAGAAGCCGTAATCATTGAGGACTTCCTGCTCAAGCGCGCCGTCCTGAAGGCCGCGAAGGATCAATACGATGACGCCGAAGTGAAGCTGAAGGCGGCGATTGGGGATGATGATGGTTTCCGGTTTGCGGGACACGACCGAATCACCTATAAACGCATCAAGGATTCGACTGGCTACGATTACGAAGCCCTTGCGCGGTGGGCCGCTGGCGACGATCTGGAGCGGCTGCAAAAGCAGTTTTACGGGGTGACTAGGCCGGGATATCGCCGTTTAGATGTGCGCGTTTCGGAGGCGAAGTCGTGAGCGCCCATCAGTGCCATGCGGTCGGATGCTCAACACCCGTACCGCCCAAGATGCACATGTGCCTTGCGCATTGGCGAATGGTTCCAAAGGCCGTCCAGGATCTAATCTGGCGACACTACCGGCCCGGTCAAGAGATCGACAAACAACCGACCGTTGATTACATCGCTACGGCGTTCGTCTCCATCTCCTGTGTCGCGCTGAAGGAAGGGAAGCCACTGCCCACGTTGGCCGGGAGGTCCGTAGCGTGACCACGGAACGCTTCAATGAAATCATCAACGGCCCGCTGCATCACCCGATACTGCCGTTCACGATCAACCGGCTGGTGCTCGCGCTCCGAATCGTGGTTGAGCAAACCGGAGACGCGGGAGATGCGGCCTTAGAGTTCGCGGCGACGGAATACGCGAAGAGGGACGCATGAAGCTCCCCGCCATGTTCCGCGATCCCTCCAACCGGATCGAAGCGCGCTTTGACGTGGACGTGACTTTCAACGGAGCGGGTGAGGCCATCTGCCCGCGCGAAGTGACCATCAAGACCGTGCTGGTGTTTGAGAAGTTCGAGAACGGGATGGCGTATTACAGGAAACAAGAGGAGGGGAAGTGATCCAGCAATTGATAGTTCCAAAACACACGCGAATATTCCGCCTGTTTGCCTTCGGTATCCGGCTAGAGGAGGCCCTGAACGGCGGGCCGCTCGATATCAACTACGTCGTACGGGGCACGAATCTATGCCACTTCGTCAGAACTATCGTGATCGGCATTCCGTTCGTATTCGCCATGCAACTGCTTTTTATCGCGGCTCCGCTAGTAGCCCTGTACTGGCTTCCGCGCTATCTCTTCGGAGTGACTGGCTGGCTTCACGTGTTGGAAATATTCGGCGGTACGGCTCTAACTGGCGGCATTGTCGCGCTGATTCTGTATTTAGTGGGAGTCTACGGCGCGAACCAAGGATCAGAACCCGATGATACCGGCGGGCGCAAACGGCGCGGACCTCCGGTATTCGTTGAATGGATCAAGGCCAAGAAAGCGCGGATATGCCCAATGGTCGAGTGGAGCGAGCAATGAAATACATCATTTCTTTCCCGCTTGGGATTTTGATGATTGTGCTGTCTGGAATCGCGTGCGGCATGGAATCTTGCTCGTACTACAACGTGAGCATCTGGCACGGCAATGTGCGTCCGCGCGAACTCTGGAATGCCGACGCCCTAACGCTTGGCTTCGATTACGCGGACGGTAGACGCGGCTGGACAACTAATACCGAGGCTGTATTGCGCTACTCCCAAGGCCGTCTGCCGTGGCTGTGGTGTGATGTGACGCGATCCGGCAAGGCATCCTCTTGCTTCACGCCGAATCTTAAGACTAACGGAGGAACCAAATGAGCACGCCCACCGAAGCCCTATCCACCATCGACCGGCGCAACATTGCCGTCCGCGATGAGTTCGCCGCAACCGAGCGCCGTCTGAGCGCGGAGATGGCCGCGATCACACTCTCTGCCCGCGCGAAAGCAGAGGTGGAGGCAAGATTCGTATACAGCGAGCGTAACCCGCGAGACTGGGACGATGTGCGCGTGCGCGTGCTGGCCGATTGCGAGCGCTTCGAGTTCGCCAAGGCCGCGCGTTACAAGATCCCGAATCGTGGCGAAGGGTTCACGATTCGCTTCGTGGAGCGGACCCTCGCACTCATGGGCAATCTGTATTGTCCAAGTTATGTGATCTACGAAGATGACGAGCGGCGCACGATCCGCGCAACCGTGATCGACCTGGAACGGAACGTCACCTGGGAGCGCGACGTCACGGTGCAAAAGACGGTTGAGCGTCAAGATTCCACCGGACGCGAAGTAGTCAGGATTCGCCAGAAGGCAGACGGCGGGCGTATCGCTATCGTGCGCGCCACGGACGAGGAACTACTGAGCAAGGAGGGCTCCGCGATCTCGAAGGCGCAGCGCACGAACGGCCAGCGCCTCATCCCTCCCGGTTTGCTCGAAGAGGCTAAGACCGCGATTGAAGCGACACTAAATAAAAAAGTGCTGGACGATCCCGAAGCGGAACGCAAGGCCATTGCGGACGCCTTCGCATCGCTTGGCGTGCTGCCTTCGCAACTCAAAGATTATCTCGGTTGCGAACTCGCGCAAATTGCCCCGGCTGAACTGGTGGGGTTGCGCGAAGTGTTCACCGCGATCCGCGAAGGGCATGTCACGTGGCGCGAATTGGTAGCGGACAGGCGAACGGCGCAAGAGCAGGCCGGCGTGGCGGAGCCGCCCATGATTGACAAGTCCCGCACCTCCGCGCTCAAAGATCGACTTCGCAAGAGTTCTGAAGTGGCGTCCTCTACTTCGGAAGCCGCTGCCGGTAGCGGCGCGCATGACACGCAAAACGGGGAGTCCATAGCTACCTCCGAGGCTCCGGCTCCCCAATCCGGCCAAGGAACATCCACGCGACAGACCGCAACGGATGACAAGGCGGGAGGCACCTCGACCGCTCCGGCTGACTCTTCAGGTCAGATCGGGCACGCTGGCACGGCTGAAGCGTCCAGCAAGGCGACGGACTCTCCCGCCCCGGAAATACCGGCGCACATTGCGCTGCTCGAAGGCTATCGCGCCAAGGTGGGCGACAAGCCGTTTTATCTGATCATGGCGAAGGCTCGCCGGAAGTATCCCGATGGCTTTGCGATTGGGCATTGGCGCACGGAGGTGCCTGCGGAGATCGCGGAGGAGATCATCTTCGATCTGGAAGACGAGATCACGGCGCAACGGGAAGGGCGCAAGGGCAAGAAGCCTTAACCTGAAAAGCAGGAGGTAGTCACAAATGCTACGCCAGAAGCACCGCAAGAAACTTGAACAAAGGAGAGCGACTATTATGAACAACGTGAGCGCTACAGCGCTGGAAGCAACAACCTCAGAGGTTCCACTTTTGCCGGTTAACCCGGAGGTTCAGCACATCATCGACCTTGCCGAGCAGGTTCCGAGCATAGCTGAAGCGTTCCGCCAGGGAACCGTGACGCCCTCGCAAGTGAGCGACCTTCGGGACGCTATCGTGGCGAGCGCGCGGAAGCTGGTAGCGCTGTAAATGGTTTCGCCGTCGCTTCCTTAGGGCGGCGGATGATGGCGCGGTCAATCCAAGGGGGAGGGGCCGCGCCACTTTTTGAAAGCGATGCCTAAAACTTGTTCAGCATGTCGGATCGAGAAAGACTCTTTGGAGTTCAACCGTAACAGCGCTACTGCGGACGGACTACAGCGGCAATGCCGAACTTGCCAGCACGCTACAGAATCCAAATACGCGCGGTCACTGAAGGGATTGCAAACGCGCTCCGTAGGCGAGCGGCGGAAATACGAGAACAGATTGCGGCAATCTCCGGCCAAGCTAAAGGCGCGCGATATGGCGCGACATGCTGTGCGATCCGGCAAGTTGACGCGTTTGCCATGCGTACGATGCGGGAATCCTAAATCAGAAGCGCATCACGAAGATTACGCAAAACCTCTTGAGGTGACTTGGCTCTGCCGAAGTCATCACGCCGAAATACATCGAATAAGCAGAGCGGCATAAGGGTGGCCGCGCGGATGTCGCCCTCAGTTTTTGAGATCGGTAATGAAAATCTGGCACATTCTACTTTTGGCTTTTGCGGCATTCATCGGCAGCGCTTTGATGCTGGCGTGGGGAGTGCGCGGATTTCAACGTGAGTTTAACGCCTGTCGAGACGCTGGCGGATCGGTGCTGTTTTGTGGAGTGGGATTGAAATGAAACCCTCCATCGGCACCACTTCCGAAGGCAAAACCATCCCCATCGATGTGGAGCGGTTGATTGAGACGCGCGCCGTAGTGCTCGCCAATTCCGGCGCTGGGAAGTCGTGGGCACTTCGCCGTCTCCTGGAGCAAACCCACGGCAAGGTCCAGCAAATCGTAATCGACGTCGAGGATGAGTTCGCCACGCTCCGCGAGAAGTTCGATTACGTGCTCGCCGGGCGGCAAGGCGGCGACTGCCCGGCTGACGTGCGGTGCGCGGCCCTGCTTGCGCGCCGATTACTTGAGCTTCGCGTCTCGGCCATCGTTGGCATTTATGAACTCAAGCAACATGAGCGCGTGCGCTTCGTGCGGCTGTTCCTCGAAGAACTGGTAAACGCGCCGAAGGACCTTTGGCACCCGGTCCTGATCGTGATAGACGAGGCTTCCTATTTTTGCCCGGAGTCAGGCAAGGCCGAATCCACGCAAGCCGTAATCGACCTGATGACGCGCGGGAGGAAGCGCGGGTTTTGCGGTTTGCTGGCGAGCCAGCGAGCCTCGATGCTTTCTAAGGATGCCAGCGCCCAGGCGATCAATAAACTCGTGGGCCGCTTCTCCCAGGACATCGACGTGAAGCGCGCCGCCGATGATCTTGGGTTCTACCGCCGCGAACAGCAAGCCGAATTACGCTCGCTTCAGCCGGGCAGCTTCTTCGCGGTTGGCCCGGCATTCTGCGATGAGGTAACCGAACTGAAGGTGGGGCCGGTCGTCACCACGCACCCGCGCGCCGGGCAACGCGCGCTTGCCCCGCCGCCGCCGAAAGAGAGCGTCAAGCGCATTCTGGCGACCCTGGCCGATCTCCCGCATGAGGCCGAGCAGGAAGCGCAGACCGTGGGGGACCTGAAACGCCAAATCCGCGATCTTCAGGGATTGTTGGCAAAGGCGCAATCTCAGCCGGAAGCCACGAAGGAATTTAACCGGCTGCATAAAGAGTATGGCGACAAGATAGCCGCGCTGCGCGCGGCCACCAAGCGCGCGTATGAAATAATCGCCGGCGTGCCAGCCGCAATCGACAAGGCGCGAGCGATACTTAACGATGCGTGGCTGGACGCTCCCGCTGTGAATGTGGCCTATGTGGAGCCGGACGGCAGAACAACAACAGCCCACGTGCCGTTCGATTCTCGCCGCATCGAAGTCCCGCCAGTTCACGATACGCGATCCATCGCGGGATTCTCGCGTGGCGATCCGATCAGCACGAACGGACATTCCGCTCTCAGTAAAGGCGAGCGCACTATTCTAACCGCCGTGGCGCAGCACGCGCAAGGCGTCACCCGCGAGCAAATCGCCGTGCTGACGGGATACAAAAGCACGTCACGCTACGAATACCTCCGCAAACTGCAATCCGCTGGACTGATCGACCAGGGCTGCGGCGATCTCATCACGGCGACGGATTCCGGCGTTGCCGCGCTTGGCAATGATTAGGGAATTATATACATGAGTATAGTTGACAACGGCTCTGTACTCAGGTATCATTGAAACATGAGCAAGAGCACAATCTCTACTTTCAAACTGTTCGAGCTGTTCCCGGACAACGAGGCCGCGCGGCTTTACTTTGAGGCGCGGCTGTGGCCGAACGGGACCGTCTGCCCGGACTGCAAGGGCGACCGAATCAGCAAAACCAAGCGCGTCGGCTTCTACCACTGCAACGCCTGTAACTTCGATTTCACGATCCGTACCGGGACGATCTTTGAGCGGTCCAAGATTCCGCTGAATAAGTGGCTGTACGCGATGTACTTGCTCGTTACCGCCCGCAAGGGTATCTCCAGCCTGCAACTGGCTAAGGAGATCGGCGTTACCCAAAAGACGGCTTGGTTTATGCTCGGTCGGTTGCGCGAGGCTTGTAGCGCCCCTGATTCCATCGACAAGTTGCGCGGCATCGTGGAGATTGACGAAGCGTTCTTTGGTGGCAAAGAGGGCAACAAACACGAATCGAAGAAACTCCGCGCCGGTCGCGGGCCAGTCGGCAAGGTGGCTGTACTCGGAATGCGGGAGCGAGGCGGACGGACCCGCGCCAAAGTCACGGAGCTTCGGACGCTGGACGCGATCCACGGTGAGATTCACGCGAACGTGGAAGTCGGATCGCAACTGTACACCGATGACCACATGGTTTTCTCGGACCTGGACGGCTTGTTCTTTCGGCACGATGCCGTCTCGCACGCTGCTGGTGAGTATGCCAGGGGTCCGGTGTCCACGAACTCTATCGAGTCTGTTTGGGCCGTACTGAAGCGCGGGATTCACGGCGTTTACCATCATGCGAGTCCCAAGCACCTTTCGCGGTACATCGACGAATTCACTTTCAGACTGAACGAGGGAAACGTCAAGCGCCACAGTCTTGAACGGCTGGCGTCGTTTGTGGATGCCATCGTCGGCAAGCGCCTGACGTATGCTCGGCTTATCGCCAAGGTGCCAGCATGAGACGCTTTTGGCAACTGACCCATCATCTTGTGGCCCATCCATTAATCGGAGTCTCGTTTGGCCGATTGTGGGCTTGGCGTTTTCATGATTGGACACTCCCTCGCGCATGGCCGGGGAAAGAAATAGAAGAACAGCCCAAACGTTGGCCTGGATTGGAGTAATTATGTCGATGAAATGCGAGAAATGTGACTACCGGTCTTTTGAGAACCATCAGTTCTGTCCTCGGGATGGATCTGCGTTGACCGAACAAGAGGACTCGCCACTCATCTGTGGGTATATTTGGGTCAAGCATGATAGTGGCATAGTGTTGTGTTGCAGATTGCCGGATGGTCACGGGGGGTCCGTTTATGGGCACAGAGGAGTCCAAATCGGAGACAACAACCGGCGATGGCCGCGTTCTGAATGGCCGAAGGAGGTGCGCAGTGGACGTTGCCTCTAAGCTGACGCTCATAGAAAACGGCGAGGATATTGCGCTTCTGTCGGATGCCTTCTTTGTGGTCAATGACGATATGGACGCGCCGGATCGTTTTCTGGTCGTTCAGCGTCAGGCGGATTATGCGGCGACTGTCATTGGTCGCTTCAAAGATTTCGACTATGCTCACTACTGCGCAAAACGACTGAGTGAATACGTCGCAAAGCATCGACTCGAAGAAGAACAACCATGAAGCCGCCCAAAGAGTTAGACGCGATAACTGACGCAGTACTTCGCTACCGGCCACCCGAAAAAGCGAAGGCCACAAAACGGCGCGAAAAACGGAGAGCCAAACGTGCTCAAAAGAAACGGTAACTATACTCATGTATATAATTCCCAATGATTACGCTCCGCTGCCGACCGGAGACGCACTCCGTGAGTACTGGCTCCCGCGATTGACTGAAGGCGAGCGGAAGATTTTGGAAGTCGCAATCACGGCGTATCGTGATCCAGTGGACCGCGAAGCGCTGCGGGCATCGACCGGCTACAAGAGCACCAGTATTTACGAGTACACGCGGAAGTTGCTTGCGCGGAAACTACTGGTGAGTTCCGGGCCGGGGAAGGTGCGAGCCAGTGAGGAATTGTTCTCATGAAACCGAGCGAGCGGATCGCGCAACTGATAAACGAGATGGCCGATCTTGCGATGGACTCTAAAAAGACGGAGGGGCCTGAGGCGTTTTTACAAAAGGTCATGGGGTTGTCTGATTCTGATCTCAGGGACACCTACATGAAACGTGACGATGTGAAGATTGCGGCCATCGTGCTCTACTTGGACGAGAAGGCGGAAACCATTCAATGATTCCCGCCGTCATGCTGGCTGCCATAGGTGCAACCGCGTGGGCGCTGAACCGATGGTGGAGCGCGCCATGCCCCAACTGCGGGCACCTTCGGCGGGCGTGTTTGACGTGCGCGAGAGAGGCTGACCGGAGGATGCGGGGAGAGAAGGGCGGAACGGAATGAGTCGCGTTCTTAAATGCACGTGCGCCCTCGGAACGTGTAAGATTTGCGTGCGCCGAAAGTCGATGCGCAAGCGCCGCGCGTACGACAAGACGCATGCCCGCATCAAGGGGATCACGGCGGTTGTGCGGGGGGAGCCGGTACGCTTCAGGCTCACCATGGACGATATCTTCTGTCAGAGAGCCGATCAGCTATGAGCGACATCCTCAACGATCCTCGATTCACCCCCGGCCCCGAATCGCCCGCGTGGGCGGCGGCGATGGGGGAGGCGGATCGGTACGCGGAACGGTCGCTTGAATACGGAGCGTTTCTTCATGGCAAGCTGATTCGCGCTCCGCAGGTGGGTATTGAGGTTTCCGAACTCAACCCGAAGCTCTTTGACTTCCAGAAAGCCATCGTGCGGTGGGCGCTCCGCAAGGGTCGATGTGCCATCTTTTCGGATTGCGGAACCGGCAAGACTTTTCTCGAGATTGAATGGGCGCGACACATCGCGGACCATACCGGCAAGGCGGTCTTGACTCTTGCCCCGCTCGCCGTCTCGAAACAAACCGTGGGCGAGGGTCACAAATTCGGCGTGAATGTCACACTCTGCCGGGCGAATGGCGACATGCAGCCGGGCGTCGATATCACCAATTACGAGAAACTTCAGCACTTCGGCAACGATCTTGGCGGAATCGTGCTGGACGAATCGAGCATCCTGAAAGGGTTCGATGGAAAGACGCGGGCGGCGCTGACCGAGTTCGCGGCGCTGATTCCCTATCGCCTGTGCGCCACGGCGACTCCGGCCCCCAACGATTATATGGAACTGGGCAACCACGCTGAGTTCTTGGGCGTGATGACCTGCACGGAAATGCTGGCTACGTTCTTTACCCACGACGGCGGTGAAACGTCCAAGTGGCGGCTGAAGCGTCACGCGCAGTCTGAGTTTTGGAAGTGGGTATGTTCGTGGGCCATGGCGATCCGCAAGCCGTCTGATCTTGGATTCAGCGACGAAGTAGACCGGGATGGCCGGTCACGCCCGTTCACTTTGCCCAAATTGAATCTCCACCAAGTCACAGTTGATCATGAGTACCAACCGGAGGGCCTGCTGTTTTCGGTTGAAGCGCAGACCTTAACCGAGCGCAGGGACGCCCGGCGCGAAACTATCGAGAAGCGCGTAGCGGCGGCGGCAGAGATCGCTAATGGGACTGCTGATGCCTTCCTTGTCTGGTGTGATCTGAACGCGGAGAGCAACGCACTGGCTACCGCGATACCTGATTGTGTCGAGATCGTCGGGGCCGATAAAGAGGACGCCAAGGAGCAGGGGGTTCTCGATTTTATTGCTGGCACCCGTCGCGTTCTGGTTTCTAAACCATCCATCTGCGGACTTGGGGTGAATCTCCAGCACTGTCACAAGATGGCATTCGTGGGATTGTCGGACAGTTACGAGGCTCTCTATCAAGCCATTCGGCGCTGCTGGCGATTCGGCCAAACCTCCGAGGTTGACTGTTATGTGATCACCTCCACGGCAGAGGGCGCGGTGGTTCGCAACATCGAACGGAAAGAAAAGCAGGCCGATGCGATGATGAACGGAATGGTGGAGCACATGAAGGATGAGATGCAACGACAGGTTACCGGCGCAACCGTGACGCACTCCGAATACGAGACTGATGTGGCTACCGGGCGGGACTGGGCCCTCCACCTTGGAGATTCAATTGAGATCATCAGGGGCCATGCCGATAACAGCGTGCACTTTTCCATTTTCAGTCCACCGTTCGCTTCGCTGTACACCTATTCGGCGTCTGAACGCGACATGGGAAACTGTAAATCCGTGGATGACTTTCGCGAGCACTTCGCGTTTCTGGTGACCGAACTGAACCGCGTGCTCATGCCGGGGCGGTTGCTTTCTTTTCATTGCATGAACCTGCCCGCGTCCAAGCAATTTGACGGGTTCATCGGCATCAAGGATTTTCGCGGCACACTGATTCAGATGTTCGAGCGCGCCGGGTTCATCTACCATTCCGAGGTCTGCATTTGGAAAGATCCAGTGACCGCGATGCAGCGGACCAAGGCCATCGGGCTGCTTTACAAGCAACTAAAAAAAGACTCCTGCCTCTCGCGGCAGGGCATCGCCGATTACCTTGTGACGATGCGCAAGCCGGGCGAAAACCTCGAGCGCGTGACCAAGGACCCCGATCAGTTCCCTGTGGGCTTATGGCAAAACTACGCTTCGCCGGTGTGGATGGATATTAACCCATCCGACACGCTCCAGCATAGAAGCGCACGACAGGCCGAAGATGAGCGCCATATTTGCCCACTTCAGCTCGAAGTTATCGAGCGCGCCATTCGGCTCTGGACGAACCCACACGATCTCATCCTCGATCCGTTTGCGGGGATCGGATCGACCGGGCACGAAGCGTTAAGATTGGGACGGCGCTTCCTTGGAATGGAACTGAAGCGGTCCTACTGGGAGCAGGCCATCGCGAACCTGAAACGCGCCAATCAGCAACCCGACGCGCTTTTCACTGAAGACGAAACCGTGAAGTATGAGTGACCCATTCCCGCATAAATTTCAAAACATAAAGCGGTGTCCGCGTTGCGGCGCGGAGATCAATCCAAGGTTGATTGACTGTCCGAATTGTCTAGGGATTCCCGATCCGACCGCGCGGCCAGAGCGCGCAAAACCGCGTCCGCGCGTGAAGCGCGAACCGGAGCCGGGGTTCGAGTTCGACAAGTCGATCCGCGTGAAGTAAAACCTTGCTTTTGTCGGAGACGCGCGGTAAACTATTTTCTGACTGGGGCGGTACGTCTCGCGGGTAGCTCCCACGAGGTGCTCAGTTTACAGCCGGGACGGGGGCGAATATCCAAAACCCCGCCCCCTTCGGCTTTGCGGGTTTTGGACATGAAGACTGCTGACATTCCGCGTCCATTGGATTCAGCCGGGATCGGCCTTGGGTGAAACACGAGGCCGTAGGGCACCCCAAAATGCATGATCTTGCGGAGGAACTCGGTATCCCTATATATGCGGCGCACGGCATCATGGAGATGCTATGGCACTACGCCGGAGATTACGCCATGAATGGGGATATTGGAAAATTGCCCGATGTCCAGATAGCGCGCGGGGTTGGTTGGGGCGGTGATCCCGGCGCGCTGATCGAAGCCTTAGTTAAGGTCCACTGGATCGACCGTCACCCAGTCTATCGTCTAATAATCCACGACTGGAATCACCACGCTCAGGAGTGGGTTAAAAAGAAGCTCTCGCGGGCCGAAAAACACCTCGGATACACCTTCCTGCCATGTTACGTAAATGATGATATGTCTAGACACCGTCTCGACACCGTCTCGACACCATCTATCCATAAAGCGCCCGTAAGTGAAGATCCGTCTAGCCGTCTAGACACCGTCTCGACACCGTCTCGACTTACTATACCCCCACGCGTAAAGGGGAGTATAGGGGAGTATAGGTCTTCTGGTAGTTTTGATTCTGAGAAAGAGAAAGCAGTAGCGCCCGCATTTTCTCGTAACGGCAACAACGCGAAGCGGTGGGATCTTGACGAGCAATTCGGTGTCTTGCGCGCTGGTTTCGATGACGCCGGGGTGGCGACCATCGACGCAGACTGGGCCGATGCGTATTTCGTGTGGCCGAATCTGGACTTCGAGCAAAAACTTGCGGCCATCGACGGAATCCGAAAACTGAAAGGCCAGGACCCGGATTTCATCAAGCGTCCACGGAAGTACCTCGAAACTTCGGAATGGCTGCGGATCAAAGTCAAGGCCGAACGCGTCAAGCCGTTTGTCGATCCACTACCGACGACTGAAGAAGTTTTGGCGCGAGAGAAAGCGGCGGAGCCGGAAGAGGCGCGCCAGCGTGCGGAGCGTCGCGCAAAACGGGAAGCCGAGAAACTTGCCAAGGGCGAGAAGGTTGAGACGCTAGAGGAAATCGAGGAGCGGCTTAGGCGAAGAATGCCCGGCATCTCCGCGAAATCGAAAGAGACAAACACATGAGTGACGCAAAACTGAACCGGCACGGACTCCCAATGAACCTCCAAAGCGAGCGAACAATTCTTGGCTCGATTGTTTTGAACCACGCAAACTTCGACGCGGTAGCCGCCGTGCTGACCGATCAGGATTTCGCAATCGAATCTCATCGCCGCATTTTTCTACGCATGAAAGAACTGAACGAGCGCGGCGCACCCATCGACCGGCTCACTATCGCAGAGCAGTTGGATAAGGCCGGGCAACTGCAAGCCGTTGGCGGCTACTCCTACCTCACGTCACTCGATGAGGGAATGCCGGAGATTCCAAACCTTACTTCCTACGTCCAGATCGTGCGCGACAAAAGCACCAAGCGCCACGCAATCTTCGCCTACCAGAAAGCCATTGACGAACTTTTGATCGACGCCGAGGATGCGCCGGAACTTCTCGAAAAAGCGGAGAAGGCAATCTCGGACTTGCGCGCGGGCCGCGAGACTGGCGGCTTTGAAACCCCGCAGCAAATTATCGACAATGCGGGCGGCATCGACAGTTTTCTTTCGCCTCGCTCGCTCGCCGGAATCCCGACGCCGTGGTCGAATCTGAACATGCAACTGACTGGCGGCGGATTCTCGGCGGGGCAACTCGTGGTCATCGGCGGAAGGCCGGGCGCTGGCAAGACCGCGATTGCCGCGAACGTCGCGCTGTACGCGGCGCAACGCTGGAACCGAGTGTTTTACGTTTCACTCGAAATGACTTCCGCTGATATTTTGCGCCGAATGATCTGCGCGCGGGCTCAGGTGGATCTCAAAAAAGCGAGCCACGCGACATGCGGCGCGCAGGAGCGTCAGGACATCGCGGTAGCGGTCGAGGAGATCGCTAGCGATGATCACCCCGGCCTGATGATTTGGAAAAGCAATATGGCGTCCGTGCTCGCGTTGCGCGCGGAACTCCGCAAGGAAGCCGCTCGCGGTCACGTGGGTATGGTGGTGATCGACTATTTGCAACTCATGGAGTCGCTCGAATCGAAGCGGGAAAAGAACCGAGCGGAGCAAGTAGGCGAGATGTCGCGCGGGCTCAAGATGCTGGCGATGGAATTAAAGTGCCCGGTGATCTGCCTCTCACAGCTTTCCCGCGAGCAAGAGAAGCAGGATCGCCCTCCGCGCTTGAGCGATCTCCGCGATTCCGGCTCCATCGAACAGGATGCGGATATTGTGATTTTTCCCTATGCGAAGCCGGTTGACCCGTTGCCCGATGTTGTCGATTACGAACTCCGGCTAGAAAAACAACGCAACGGGCCGAAGGGTCGGGCGTTTCTGAAGTTCGTTCGGAAGTATGTTCGCTTTGAGGAGAAGGCATGACCCAACCCCTAACCTGCCCCTTCTGCAACGCCGCGCGCATCGGCATTCAGGAATCGATGCACCTGTACAAGTGCGGCACCAAACTTTTCATCCGACCGGAGCGCAAGCCGAGAGCGGAGCGGTCGCAAGAGTGCGTGGAGGCGGCGAAATGATCGAGAGACTTTTGTGTTCGCTGTTCGGCAAGCCGGAAGAGATCAACGGCCGGGAGCGTTGCCCGACGTACCTGTACCGTTGGACAATCCTGAGCACGCGATGGCTCAAGGTCTACCTTCACAAATTCGTGGGCGACGACTGGAGCCGCGATCTTCACGACCACCCGAAGCGTTTCGTCAGCGTTGGACTATGGGGTTCGTACCGCGAAGAACGATGGCTGAGCACAGAGGTCGCTGAGTTTTCCTGGATTGAAATTTATCACGCTCCCTGGATTCGCACTTTTCCAGCGGAGCACATTCACCGACTGTCGCTGCTCACTAAAACTTGCTGGACGCTGGTGATTGTCGGACGATCCACGCGCGAGTGGGGATTCTGGCACGAAGGGCAATTCATCCAATGGCGCGAGTATGTCGATTCAGAAACCGCCGACAAGCGCAAGGCGTGCTCATGACCGATATCCTCACACCACACAGCCGGGTCGAGATCAGCCGCGCCCTGCTCGCCTCCGCGCACTGGCGCGGCGTCCGTCGCGGCGTGAAGCTCGACATGACGCTCGAAAATAATCTCATCGGGCGAATGATCGTGTGTTCGTACCGCGTGGGCCGAAGGAAGCCGCAGCAGGTGACCGGAGAGACGGTGTTCGAGATCGCGGATGCGCTGAGGGCGAAACTGGGAGGGAAAATTTAATGGGAAAAACACTACCGCGAATTGGATCGGCGCGTCAGCGGAAGCTCAAAACCGTATCACTCGCGGGCCGCATTACGGACGCGGAAAAGATCAAGGCGCTCGAAACAGAAAAGGCCGGTTTGCTGGAGCGCAACGCTGATCTCGCGGCGCAAGTGGTGGAGCTTCGCGCGGCGGAACTCCTGACGCCCGCGCAAGCCGAGGCCATCGCCACTCTTCGCAGGGAGCACACTGAGATGAGCGCGGAGATAAACAAGCTTGGGATTTTCCTTCGCCGGAATTTTGAAGCGGAGATCCAACGCGGCGAGCACGAAGGCATGTCGCTGTCGTCGGTGATTATTCGCTACCTCGGCAGAGTGAAGCACGATGCCTCCGCGTAATCCCGATCCCATCGGCGAACTGTTCGACCGTATCCGCGAAACGCTCACCGATTACGCGCACGACATGATCGACGACGCGCGTCGAAAGTTGGAGCGACCGCGAGCGCCGCGCGCAAAACGGGTGAGCGGGAAAGCGCCGAAGCAACCAAAAGCAAAACCACAGCGTCCGGTTCGTCCACAACTCACGCTGTACTCGGTTCTGGAAGTAACGCGCGGCGCATCTCCCGCTGTGATCGAGGCGGCGTACAAGGCGCTCGCAAAAAAACATCACCCCGATCACGGCGGAAATCCAGAAGCCATGAAAGACATCACAGCGGCGTATTCGATTTTGAAAGATCCGGCGAAGCGCCGCGAGTACGACAGGAGTTTGCGATGACAAGCGAACAGATTTCCGCGCTTCGGCAGAAATTCGAGTTAGACACTTCGATGCAATCGGATCTCATGCAGACGGTGGCGCTTCTGGAAATTGCCTACCAGTTGGCTCGATTCAATGAGCGTGAAGAAGCGAAAGAACGGCGCGCGGACGCATGGCGCGTGGCTGGTGAACGAACGACGGGCAGGCGAGTATGACCGCCGATCCCATCCGCGCCATCGCTTCGGCCATCGCCATCGAAGAGGGCTTCTACGTTCCCGGTGCAAAGCCGCAACGCCTGAACAACCCCGGCGATCTCCGCGCGGCTCCGTGGCTCCTGTCGCAAGTGATCGAGGGCGGCTACGTTCACTTCGCTTCCGTCGCGCAAGGCATCGCGGGCCTGTACCACCAAGTCGCGCTGGACGTGGCGCGCGGCATGACGCTCCGGCAGTTGATTTCCAAGTGGGCACCTCCGACCGAAAACGACACCAGTGCGTACCTTGCGGCGGTCGCCTCGCGAACGGGCTTGCCGCTCGATCAGCCGTTGCAGGAATTGTTGACGCTGGATGGGCCGGAATGACGCCATTGGAATGGCCTGCCGAAAACGAACCGTTTCCAGGCGAAGAACCGGACGGAGACGACGACGATTTCGACTCGGACGACGAACCGGAATTGCTGCCGGAGTGGGAACTGGACTGAGCACCAAAAGCGAACGCAAAGCGAAAACGCAACGCGCGGCCTACAGCAAATTTCCCAGATGAGAAAATGGAATTTCACAAACTAAGCATTGACAACGCCTTCTAAAGCGTTATAATGCGGATAGCGATGGCTTCTCCCGACAAATCCCGGCGCGACCCGTTACCGGCCAAGCTGTGCCGCTATCCGGCTTGTGGAATCGAGTTCACCCCCAAAAGGACCGATCAGGTTTACCACAGTAAAAAATGTAGGATGCGGCACTGGGTAGAAACGAACCGTCCGCGCCTCACTAATAAGGAAGGGAAGCGAGTCAAGAATCCGATGGCTGTGGGGTTGGCTAATATACGATGGGCGAAGCGAGGAAAGCAGTCATGAAATCCGTGCTATCTTCCGCGCAATTGTATTTACTTGAACGTGCGTCCGCGAGAGACGGAAGGATCTCAACTTACGGAACCCTACAGCGGACTTTGGATATTTTGCAGTCTCACGGCTTGATCGAAGTCCAGTCGAGGATTCGGGATGCCGGTGAGCGCGCGACAATTGAGACGCGCCGCGATGAGCATATCCGCGTGGCTTATCTAACACAAAGCGATTGGCGCACCACCCTTGCGAAATTGAGAAGCGCAGAATCAGATCAGAACTTACTCGATGCGACCGCGTATTGGATCACGGACGCGGGCAGAGAAATGGTTAGTCGCGCAAAGGAGACGGCAGCATGACGCGCGGCGTCCGCTACATCGACGGCAGAGAGTACCTACTTGCTGGCCGCACCAGCGACCACGATTCCGCGCTGTCGCAAGCCAAGGCTATGCGCGCCTACTGGCAGTTCGTCCGCGTGGTGAAGTTGTGCGCGGTGGATTTCATGCTGTACGTTCACGGAGCTAAGTGAAAGAGAAAAACCCCAACGCGGTAGCTCTCGGTCGAGACGGCGGCAAGGCTACCGCGAAGAAGTTAACGAAAGCCGAACGCAGCGCAAGCGCCCGGCGCGCAGCGCGGGCACGATGGGCGAAGAAGGAGACGAAGTGACAACATCAACAGCGCCGAAAACAGACCCGCGACAGTGGACTAGGATTCCTGGAACCAAGACCAGGAACACGGTGCGCGACGAAGTTTGCCCGTCTTGCGCGTTTCCTGAGACGGCGGTAGTTCGCAGTGCGGCAACAATGAAGGCGCTACGCATCGGGTGTGTGAAGTGTGGCTACTGGCGAACCGCGCAACAGTGGGCGAAGAAGAAAAAGGCAACCAAGTGACCCGTTTCCTAATCGAGCTATGCCTCGCTGGTATTTTCGCGGCGGCGCTGGTTGAGGCTGTGTTGAAGGCACTACGATGAAGTTCGACATCTTCTATTTCCGCTCCAGCGTTCCCGATAAAAGTTTCGAGACGCTGATCGCCGCGAAGGAGCACATGGAAAACGAAACGGTCAGCGGCGTCATCGTGATCCGCTACCCGGAGGGCGCGAAAGTGGAATTGATCTGGTACAACCAGGGGAGGCGAAGGTGAAGCCACCGCAAGTCATTCGAGCATGGATCACGGGCGAAGCGGAAACCGAAGACTCCATGCGTGAATATTTAAAACGCAGCGCGGAAGGTTTCGCATCGCTTCAGCATAGCGATGGCGATCTCGTTCGTTGGATCGCGTTCAAGTTGTCTTGTTCGCGGCGTGACGCCGAAGCCGCGATGCGGTGGGCGGGAATCGAGACTAGTACAACCAGGGGAGGCGACGATGAGCGCAGACTTTCTTCAGTCCGACATTCTTGAAATCTGTGAACTGCCCGAAGGCGTCCGCTTCGAGTTGCTGCACGATTCGCCACGTCACTCGATCAGATATTACGGACCCGGAGGCGACGGAACGACGTTCGGAAACTACAGTGAACCCGTAAAGGTTAAGACTTGGCACGCGCTCATCGAAGTCTCGGGCGAGTGCGGAGAGTGTCACGAGCTACGCGGGCGCGCTTGGTGCAAGGGCAACGGCTTCAGCGCTGGCGAAGCTATCGAAGAGGCAGTTAAGAATTACCGCGCGTATCGCGCTGGCGTGGAGCCTTCCCATGTTTGAGGTTGGCCGCGCCATCGTCTTCGTGCTCGCCCTCGGTGTGCTGCTGTTCGCTGGCATCGCGGCGGTTGAGAGATGGTTCAAGGTGCCGAAGCAAGGGGCCGCGTGGCTCCCTATGTCCAGCGCGCCCCGCGACGGAACCGTTATCGAATTGCGTTGCACTTATGGCGTAGCTCCGTGGTACGGCTTGCATCGGTGGACGAGGGAGCAGGGCAGTATTTCTCCTGACGGCGGTATCGGGGTCTTCATGGCGGATACTTCAAGGTGGGTAGCTGTTCCAGATTCAAGTCATTCGTTGGACGATGAGCAGCACCTTTCATGGCGACCGTACGCCGGCAAAATCGAAGATTACCGCGATCCTACAAATGGCCGTCAAAATACAAGTCGCTATTGGCGTGAGGGTGTAGCCAAGAAATACGGCTTACCGTTGGACTATTTTGAAAAACCGGGGATGCCGGAATGACGCTCGACTTCATCCGCTATCGCCAGCCGTGGCGCAAAATGATTGTGAGGTTCGCGTCCGCGTTACCGCCCAGTCGTCTCCGTGATCGACTGACGGCGTTCCTGTATCCCGACGGTGCGATGCTGAAGTTCCCCAAGGTTTACAAGTGAGATTCTGGCACTGGGTCACTTATCACCGCTGGCATATAGTGTCGTGTGTCTTCACACCTCCGCGTCCCGTCACATGGACAAATCTACATGGCACGGCTGACATGTCGAACGACATGCAAAAACTAACCTACGGCTTCACTGAAATCGCGGAGCACTGTATTTGCGGCGCACGCCGTTACGTTACCTTCGTCGGTGATCACTCCGGCATAAGGTCAGCCGGTGAAGTCGCGGACCTTGAAAGGTTAATGCGATGACGCCCTTCGCCTGGGACGCCTACGTGATCGGCGTAGCGACTGGCTTGCTGGTGGCGATCATTGTGATGCCCTATGCCTTCGTCGGATGGTTCCTGTTTTTCGCGGCAACGATCCTCGGAGTAGTGTACGCTTTTGTTTTGCGAGACAACGGAAAAGGAGACAGCGATGGCAAAAATTCTGGTGGTGATTGAAGAACCTGAAGAAGATGACGAAGTGCAAACCTATCACTTGGAGTTCGATGGCGACGAAGAGAGCGCAACCGGCGAATCGGCTGAATTGGGCGTACCCTTAGATTTCGACGGGCGCACTTACCTTGCGAGCGCTGACGAAGCCGGGGAGGTGACTCTTCATCTTCTGACGCCGGTTACAGACTTTGAAGCCGTGGCGGACGACGACGACTCGGACGAAGAGGGGGACGAAGAGGAGAGCGAAGACGAAGAAGAGGCCGAGCCTATCGCGGAGTAACGCTCCATCACTTTCTTGTTCAGAAATCCCAAGTACTGTGCTCCACCGAGAACCGCGCGCATTCGCGGTTCGTCCGCTTTCGCGCACAGCGCCCCAAGGTGTTTCAGCATCAGCGGCCAGCACGGAGCGCAACGGTTGATCGGGATGCGGTGCGCGAGACAGGGACGGAGATCGTCAATCATCCTTTGCATCGAAGATCGGCGCGACACACTCCGCGATCTTTCGCTTCCATGTCGGATCGCTCGTGATGTAAATGTGAACCGCGTTATCGCGTCCCTTGCCGCGAAAGCGCGTCACCATATCGGCGGTGTGCTCAAGGTGGTAGTGCTCCAGGAAATTGCAGGAGTCCGAAAGCTGAAATAAACTCGGCTGCATTTTCGAGTTCCCGCTCGCGGCGCGGAGAGGTGCGCTTGCCGTGGCCGCTCATATTTCCATCACGTAGAAATCTGCCTTCGTGCCATCGAGTCCCATCTGTGACCATCCGCGCCGCTGACCGCTCTGGTTTTCGCTTAAGCAATGGAGCCGTTCACCGGGAGTCTGGTTGTTCAGAAGTTCCTGAACCGCATCGTTGTCTAACGGTCCAATGCTGCGCACCATTGAAGCATGAAAGTACTCGGCCTCTTTTCCGGTTGGTGGTGCATCGGAATAATTAGTGACAAGCGCGGCTGGAGTGAATCCGTCCTTCGCAATCCGAAGGCGCATTCCGTTGCCGATGGCCTCCATGATCAACTGAGCGTAGACAGTCACGCGGCCTCCGTTGGCTTCTTGTCGTAAGTCGCCACGAACTGTTTGAGCATCGGCAGAATCGTGTCGATGAGCGACGGCTGATTCAAATGCCGTTGTTTTTGCGCGGCGCTGTATTCCTTGTGGTCGCGCTCAACCTCGGCCATCGCCGCGCCGATAGCCGAAAAGCAATTCTCGAAGTACTGAATCTGGAACATCTCAATCGGTGCGCCTTCCGGTTTTGCGATCACGGCGAAAATCTTTTCGCCATCCGTCGCTACCTGAAAACCTCCGCGTATCTCGTGCCATTCTAAACTCACGCTGCACCTCCCCCCGCTTCCTTCGCGGCCATCTTCTTGTCGTAGGCGTCTGGTGAATACGATTTGAACTCCTGCGCAAACTTCAACACCTTCTCTTGCGGGAACTGCGTCATGTTCGGCGCGATCAGCGGAAACTGGTAGAGCGTGGCCGCGATCTGCTCCGGCGCAAAACTGCTGATCAGTCGAAACGCGCGGTTGCCGTGCTCCTGCACGAACATGTCCGCGAAATCATCGCCGCCTTCGTCGCGCGACAGGCTGTCAATTACAGGCGCGGAGATCGCCGTGAGAATGTGAATGATTTCCTGTTGCGCGGCGCTCGGTTGCGCCTGGGGTTGTGCTTGCGGCTGAGGTTGTGCCTGTTGCTGTGGCGCTGGCAACGCAGCCTGAGCTTGCGCCGGGCCGGGGAAGCCGGGATTCATCGGCGGCGCGGCGGGTTGCGTTGGGCGCGGCATGAGAAAGTTTTGGAGTCCCGCCATGAGCGCGGGAATGGCGACGGGCACCAGTTGCTTCAGCGGCTCCACGTACCACGCATTGTCGTCCTCACCCACGCCAGCTTTCTCGACCGCTTTCTGTACGGCCTTCTCGATCAGCGATGAAATGTTTGTCCCGTCCGTAGTGGTGACGGTGGTTTGCGGCGGCTTGTCGATACTGCTTTTGAGCAGATCCAGTTTTTCGTTCAAGTGACGCATTTCGATTTCGTGGATCTTCTCGCCTTGCTCCGCGATGAGCTTCAGATACGGAGCGGGATCGGACGCGGCACGCAAGCGGTCCATGATCTCCATGAGCGTGGCAAGGTCGCTCTTTCCGTTCGACTCGGGCCGCGCTGTGAGTTTGGAAAGTCGCTCGACTAAACCGAGAGCATCGTTGAGATGTTCTTCGGGAGTGCGCGCGGTTTCGGCGGGCGTCGTCTGCGTCTCCGTCCTCTCTGCCTTTTCGATAGCGCGGTCGGTGAGTTTGTCCACGCGGTCAATCAGTTTTTCTACAAGCACTCCTGACGCGGCCATTTCTTCCTTCTCCTTTGTCTTGTCGTCATCGGGGATCTTGCCTTGCGAACGGAGCCACGCCACGTATGCGGTATTGAGTGGATCGGTCAGCGAAAGATTTGCGATGTCCTGAATGCGACGATCAGCCGGAGCATAGGTTCTGAAATCGTGCGTGCCTTTGATGTAGCAGGTAGCCAGCGTGCGCCGCTTCCCCGGTTCCGGTGGGTTCGCGTTCAAGTACAGCCGATAGTCGCCCGCGCCGTACTTGTCGATAAACTCCTGATCGTTTTTGATCGGCTCCACGCCGATAATTTTGTCGATGTACTTGAAGTCTTGCGCTTCCAACTTCGTTCCGCAGCGCGGACAGTTGCCAAGCTCTGCGGACATGATGAGCTTGCACTCCTTACACCAGTCCTCGGGCGGATCGTTCGTTACGGGCCAGTCGCGGTAAACGTGCGCGTCGATCTGATTCTGGAACGGAGTCGATAGCCTTCCCCACCATCCCCAACATGCTCGGGTTTTCTGCGCTGGGTTCTCGTGATCGGAAAAGAAATTCTTGAACGGCGGATCGGGAACGAAGGGCGCGATGACTGGCTCCCCGTTTGGCTTGACGGCACGCGATCCTTGGGGCGAGCCATCCTTACGCGGACGACCCTTGCCGCGCTTAGGAAGTGGTGCGGGGGATTCGTCAACGGAAGTGTCTGCGATATCGGGCATCATCTTCCGCCAATAAAACCGTGGACCGTTTCTGTTTCGTATTTGCGTCCCGGCTCAAATAAGAACTCCTGTGCGAGCATATGCTCCGTGTCTGTCTCGAAAAGGAATTGGAATAGCAATTCCTCATCAACCCAAAACGGCCAGCGTGAATTGCTCGACAGTGCGCGGCCTTCTTCATCGACCGGAGGCGAGCCGCGAGCCAGGATGCCGGAACATTCATCCAGATTGTCTATTTGAAGAGCCAATGCCGGTTGCTTTGGGCGCGGTCGCTCGGAGTATCGTGGTCTTAGTCCGACGTCATGCGCAATCGCAAACATCCAGAGAGGTGCCTCCACGAACACCTGGCCGCGCATATTGAATTGGTATCGGTATGAATCGAAGAGCGCGCGAAGATCCGCAACCTTGCTCGACGGGTTAGCCCGCTCGTAAATGCGCGTGATCTTCACTGAACCGTCTCCGTGATCGGCCTGCCGCCCTTCTCTTCGTCAATCTGCTCCATGATGCCGAGAAAGTCGATGTCGAGCGCGGCCATGAGCGACATGCCAATTGTCTGGTTGACCATCTTCCGCAGAGCCTTCTGATCCGTCGCGCCCCACAGCGGATTCTTGCGGAGTTTCTTCGGCCTGACACCCTTAGGCGCGATGAAATGGCCACGATTGCGACGCTTATTGGCCTTGCGGCGAGAGCCTTTCTTCATGAACCCCTTTCAGGAATAACGATAATAAACCGTAATCCGCTGAATTGCAAGCCTTGGGACTAGGCTGTTGCTGATCGGCGCAATCGTACCTAAACAAAATTCCTTTGCGCGCGCCGTTTTTTGTGCCATAATCTCGCAAAGCCAATGCGCCTTGCCTCCGCAGCAAGCGGGAACGCAACACATGCCCTACTTGGGTCTGGACGTTTTAGCGTCACGGAACTGGGGAACGTGCCGGACGATCAGGTAGCGCGGACCTTGCGAATCATGGGAGAGCGCGCCAGCGCGGACGCGGCTACTCCTGAGTTCAAGGCGTACGCGGCGGAAGTTTTCGCGGGCGTTCCGAAGTCGTCACCTTCAGGAATCCTTGCCCGCGCCTTCGATCACGTCAAGAACTCGATCCACTTCCAGCGCGACGAAAGTATCGGCCTCGGTTTCGCGGGTGGCTCCCCTGACGATTTGGTTGAGGTCATCATCCGTCCCGTGGACATGGCGCGCTACATCGAATCGGGCGTGGCGACCGGCGACTGTGACGACTTCGCCATGTACTGCGCGGCGCTGCTCATGACTCAGGGGATTCCGTGCAAGTTCTGTACGGTTGCCGCGTCGGAGATCGCGCCCGATCAGTACTCGCACGTCTACACCGTGGCGTACCCGAACGGCGAGCGCGTGCCGATGGATACCAGCCACGGCGATTATCCGGGGTGGGAAGTGCCAAATAAATTCGGCAAGCTGAAGGAGTGGAGCACGGACGGTTCGTGTTCGCTGATCTCGCTCGCGGCGCTCGCGGCAACGGTTTGGTTCGGGTGGAAGATGATCGAGGGTCGGGTATGACGAAAGCGCGCCGTCGCCATCGCATAACTCGCATGCCGAATCCTAAACCGCGTCATCCGCGCTCAAGTCGCGCACCGCGCGGTCATCACACGGTTTGGGTAAAAGCCTACGGTGGTCACTGCACTCCGGCGTGGGTAAAGAACGGGACAACAAAAATCACGGACGGCCACGAGTCGATTCATCCTTACGATATTCGGCATGCGGTTGTCTGCGAAGAACCCGGAAAACATCCGCACGGCATGAAGGCATTGGCACGGAGGCGCAGAAATTAAATGGACACCGGCGATCTCGTAATGCTCGGCGTACTTGGCTCCGGGGGCTACCTTTTCTACCAGCATCAACAGCAAGCCGCTGCGAGTACGCCGCCCGTTGGTCCGCTCGGAGCGAGCACCGGGAGCGTAGTGCATCAGTGCCCGCAGGGTTACGATTGGGTGCCTGATTCCACCCTGGCCGCTGGCGGTTCGTGTGTCCTGAAAGGATCGAGCACAGCCACATGAGAATGCAAGTTCCCTCCGATGTCCCCGGCAATCACAGCTTGCCCGCAGAGCTTCGCACCCCGCAGCACATTCCGCGCGGGAACGCATGGGGCTGGCATCGGCTTCACCAGAACCTTGCGCCGGTAACGGGCGGCGGTGTGAGCGGCCTCGGAGTTGACCTAGCGTCCACGCTGATGCCGATTGATCCTATTCCTATGCCGCCGACAGCCGCACCACTTCCGGCGTACACAGGCGGCGGAATGCCCACCTATATTCAAGGGTTGATTTCGCAAGGGCTGATCGCTCCGCAGTTGCCGCCGCGCCCGGTAGGCGCTCCGGGTGACGCGCACTTGCAGCATACTCCGTGGGGCTACATCTGGGCGAAGGTAGTCAAGACTTCAGGCGGGCCGGTCATCACGTGGATGAATCGACCGTCCAGCACGCTTACCGGGCTCGGTTCGTGTGTCGATCCCTCCGCGCCCGATTACAATCCTGCCGATTGCATGATGCCCACGGACACCAGCGGCGGTAGTATTACAGAATCTCCCTACCCCGTGGTATTCAGTGACGGCACAACCGGAACAATGAGCGCGGCGGACTGGGCGAACCTGATCGCGTCCTCCTCGAACGCACTGACGCGCACGCTTGCGGTTTCGCAGGGTGGCTCGGTTTCGGCGAGCGGAAACATTTACGGATCTCCGCAGACGGCGACGGTAGCCGCCGGCTTTCCGCAGAATCAGTTGAGTGTTAGCGGCTCCGGTATCGCTGGCGCGCTGAGTTCGCCAATGGTTCTGTTGCTGGTGGGCGCAGTAGTGCTGATGACGATGAGCGGGAGACGCTGATGTGGCGAAACGCAAACGCAAGCGAAACTTTCTCGGGTTCGGGCGCGGCGGCTTGTTCTCGACAAGCCGGACCTATCACATTGACCGTTCAGGAAGGGCGACACCAAAAAAATCATCTCGCTCCAAAGACAAAGATCCAGAGGCGGCATACGGCAAGTACTACGAGCGGTTGTCGCCGGAACACAAGGCTATCGTGAGGAAACGCATGAGCAACCGAAAACGCAAACGCAATCTGACGCTCGCGATCCCGCGCAACAAGTTTATCAACGCCAAGGTTCGCATCACTAGCGACGGGAAAGTACAGGCGCTTGTCTCGCAGGATGTTTTGGGCCACGCGCAACTGGGTGGAAGCGCGAAGGTGAACCCGCGAAAGCGCAAGGCAAAGCGCAAGACGGCACGGAGGCGGAAGCGTTGAGGGTATCCATGCCAGAGTACGCGCACCCGCTCACGCCCATACCGGGGTTCTCGCGGTACGCTCCCTATATTTCATCGTCGCTCGGAGACATCGGCGATATGTCAGATCCGACCAGCATCGCGGCAATCGCGGCGCAGGGCGCGGCCACAACGGGCGGCATTCTCGCGGGACTCGCTGGCATGGGAGCGATCCTACCGGAGTTCGCGCTCGCCGGTCCCATCGGCGCGGCCATCGCGGGGTTGACGGCTGTAGGCATCGCCATCGCGGGCGTGTTCTCCGGTTGCGGTCAAACGTGCGTGCAGGCAACGCAGGACGCAAACACAGTGGAGGCGTATCTCGCACAGAACCTCCATCATTATTTGGATGCGCCGGTTCACTACCGCTCGCTGCAACTTGCGGCCATCAACAATTTCAATACGGCTTGGAACGCGCTTGTGAAAGCGTGCAGCGATCCGACGCTTGGAACGGCGGGCGTGAATTGCATCCACAACCGGCAAGAAGGTTCGTGCGACTTTCACAACGGGCCGGATGGATGGGGAACGGGGCCGTGCTGGAACTGGTGGATCGGTTATTTAGATCCGATACGAAATGATCCGAACGTGGTGCCCGATCCGCCTCCACCTGGGCAATTGGACACTTCCGCGCCGCCTACGGTTTCCGTCATGAATCCAGACGGAACAATCTCAGTTGTTTCGGCGGCGGCGTACCAGCAGCAACAGCAGGCCGCATCGGGCGGCGTGATCGGTAGCGCGAATATGAAGCCGTTGCTGATCGGTGGCGCTCTCATCGTCGCCGCGCTGGTTTTGGGAGGTGGCAATTGAGGATGTCCCTCGGTTACTGCACCGGCCCACCGGCAGGTAGCGGTACGCTTGATCCGTTGCAAGTCGCGTGGTACTCGTATTGCCCACAGGACGCCGGAAGCGCATCGAATGCTTACTCGGCGTACATGAACTACCTCGAAACCAATCCGCCACCGTGGTTAACTTTTCTCGCATGGGGCGGCAATCCGACCGATCCGGTGTATCTGTCGCTCATCAATCCGGCGAATGCTCAGTACTTGCCGCCCAAGGGTCAAGGGTTCATCGACCCGCAAGATCCGAACTACCGTCCGCCGTGGCTACCGCCGATCACACAAGCGCCAGTGCCGCTGAACACGCCGTTTCAGAATCCGCCCATTATTTCAACGATCATGCCTTCGAGTGGGATGGTTGCGCCGGGTGCTCCGGCGACGCCCACGGTTCAGCAGATCGCAGGAGGGCAGACGATCACTCCGAATGTCGGAACACAAATAAGTAATGTTGCCGGGGCCGCGCCCGCTGGCTTCACGATGCCAGCGGTTTTATCGGAGTCTTCGGTTGCGGGGATTCCAAACTGGATGCTGATCGCGGGCGCAGTGCTCGCTGTGATGATGCTGAAGAAATGAGAGGAGCGTAATGGATCGAACCACGATTGAAAGCCGTTCCTACACCGGGATGCCGCTACCGGAGCAAATGCCCGGCGTCGCCATGATGCGGATGCCGTCGCTGCCCTTGACCGCGCTCGCTGGCTTGGGCGACACGACTACCGGAATCACGCCCACCGATCTCGTTCAGCGGCTCCCCTCCATCGTGAACCCCACGCCAGTTACTCCCGACCCGTGCAGTCCGATTGCGGAATGGGTCAGCCAAAATACGGTGTGGGCGCTGTTGGTTTTGGGCGGGCTCGCGTGGTTTGCGTTCAAGGATTGAGTTTTTATGGGACACGTCACATTGAGAGACTGGCTTTTCTTCGTACCGTTCCTGGGCCTCGTAGTCGGAGCGATCACCTTCGCCGGTTACAGGTTCATCGAAATGATCGAGCAAAGCGAGCGTGAAAAGGATCAGCGATGAAAACCGGCGATCTCATCAAGTTCGCACTGTTGGGCGCAGGTGGCTACATGCTGTATCAGTACCTCGTGTCCAGCGGCATGTGGGCGCAGTGGTTCGGTGGCACTGCACTGGCAGCGGGCGCTGCGCCTACGCCGATACTTCCGGTAGGTACGATGCTCCCCGCTGGCACCTCGCAGCCAGCCGGAGGCAACACCGGACAGGTTCAAGTTTTGCTCCACGACAATAGCGGAAGCTCGATCTTCAAGGCCGGGGACACGTGGAATCTTTCGATCATCGGCCCACCGAACGCACCCGTTACGATTGTGGCCGCACAGAACGGCACGCCGGTAGGCGGAGGCGTGGTTACTCAACTTGGGATGACCGACGCAAGCGGGCGCTTCAGCCTCAATGGAAGCTGGTCAGCGGCAAACGCGGGCGCATGGTCGGAGCAGATCATGGTGGGCGGGGTTCCCGCTGCGCCCCTGAACTTCAGCGTCGGGCTTTCCGGCGTGGGCGACATCGTGCCGGTTCCCAACTACGGGCCGGTAGTCGCTCCGGTCGCTCCGGCTCCGGCTTCGATGAGCTTCGGCAATCGGGGTTTCAGCGGCGGATACAGCGCGGGGCAGCGCGGAAAGGTGAACAGGTACATCCAATGATGTGTCTCGGCTGGTCAGCAGAACCCACGTGTAACGCGGCGGATCAGGTACAGATCGGATGCCCTACGGCTGTGCCTCTCACGGCGGGCGCGGGCGTAGCGGCTGCGAATGCGGTTTCTGGTGTGTGTCCTGACATCACGTGGTTCTGGCTTTCGGGTGCGGCCATCCTGATCGGCGGAATGCTCAAGAGGAAAAAGCGCGGATGAACAGTCTCGCGCTCATGCCGATTGTTGGCAGCGATCAGTTGACGATGGGACTAACGCCCACGTCGATGCACGCGAACCCCGGCGCGCTCGCGGTTGTGCCGGTTGCTACGGTTGCGGCACCGGCCAGCGGTTCATCGTCGCTGGTGTGGATCGCGCTGCTCGCTTTGGCCGGGTGGTACGCGTGGAAGAAGGGATGGTTGCCGATATGAGGCTCGGCGCTGTCGGGATCGGCGATCTGAACTTGACGTGCGGCGCAAATCCGTGCGGCTTCCTCGATTTCTTCTCTCCGTCCAGTGATTGCGGAACGTGGCAACAATGCGCGGCTGCGTACAACGCCGGTGCTCCGACTGCGGAGCCCCCGTGCATTCCGGGCGGCATTGATGCTAACGGCAATACGATTGTTTCTTGTGGCGGAACGTCCACGGTTCCTTCGGTGGTGGATTGGTCAAATCCTTCGGCGATAGTGAAGGCGGGCGACACGCTTCCGACCGGGGATACTTACGCGGGTCCGACCACCACGGTTGCGCAAGTTCAAGCTGATTTGCATGTCGGTAACGTCGTCCCGACACAAGTAGGCACTACTCCGTACTTGATTCTCGGTGTTGTGGTCTTCGCTCTCATGATGATTGGAGGGCGGCGGTGAACCTCGGCACCTTGAGTCTCGGAGATACCGGAGCGGGCGGCGTGGACTGCGGAGCGGACCCATGCACGTTTCTGGATTCGATTTACGCGGGCTGGGGTTCGCCGGATTGCCTGCCATATTTGGCGTGCATGAATCCCTACGATCCGCGCGTGATCGGCGCGGTGGGTTCAGCAGCGCACGGAATTGCGACAGACGTAGGAGCGGCGGCGGCTGGCGGGGCGAATGCCTTCGGGAGCGGGATCAACTTGAACGGTTTGCTGTTGGTTGGTTTCGTGGCGCTCGCGGTGTTTGCGTTCAAGAAGTGAGAGGAGATTTATGGCACAACTGAATTTGCATCCGGCTCCGGGGATTCACAAGCTGCCTCCCGGCTTCTTCGCCGCGCGGCACGCAGGCATGGGCGACATTCTCACGACGCAGGGCTTCTCGGTTCCTGACCGTGATATGCAAGCGACGATGGACTACCGCATGGGCATCGGTGAGATCCTGGCAACGCAGGGTTTCAGTGTTCCCAATCGAGACATGAACCCTGTCGCGGCGTACGTGAGCGGCAACGTGCGCCCGCTCGGAACCGGCGTGGGATGCTGCGGTACGTGCGCACAGGGGTCGCTCAACGGCATGGGGATGGGCGACATCGCGGCGGACTTCGCGGCCATCCAGACGGATTTTAGCAGTGGGAACTACATGGGGATCTTGAGCGCGCCGATCATGGGTATCCCCTACGCGATTCCGCTGGCGATTGCAGCAGCGATGATTCTGCCGGGGCTTCTCGGTGGAAGCGGTGGACGGAGACGGAGGTAAGCGTGAGTCCTCTCGGCCTTGTTCTGCTGATCTTGCTCTTGCTGATCCTGTTCGGCGGTGGCGGTTATCACGTCTACGGCGGGTACGGCTTGGGTGGCGGGTTGGGACTCGTTGTGTTGGTCATTGTGATTTTGTTGGTAGTCGGGGCTATACCCCGATAAGGGAGAGAACTGTTATGGATTTCGCTGTTGTGTTTTTAGTGCTGGCATGCCTGATCTTTGCTATCGGCGCATGGTCGCGCTGGTGGCCCGTCCCTCCTCCTCCGGCTCCGCAGTATCCGTATTATTCAGCGTTCTTGTGCGCGGGCTTGTTCTTTTGGGCTCTCTCGCAACTGTGGCCGTTGCTGAGAAAGTGATGCCTTCGGACAACAAAATCGAGCCGATTGTCCTACTGCTGGTAGGTCTGGTGGTTCTGTTCTCGTGCGCGTTGATCGGTGTGGCAAAGTTCATGTCGAGCGACGGTCAGACCTTCCAGGTGATCGCCAATTTGGATTCGGGATTCGCCGGTGCGCTCCTGATGCGAGTGAAGCCGAAGGGGACGACCGAAGATCCGACAATCCCGATGCCCCCGACTCCAAGCACCGTGACGACACGCAAGACGGAAGAAACGACCGCAAGGAGCGACGACAAGTAAACTATGGCGCTACGCGGCTTCATGCACGCATTCTGGACCGTCACGGCGGTAGCGGTTACGCTCATCGGCGTGATCGTGTGGAGGTGCGCGTAGTGGCCGCAACCAAGCGCAAGCGCAATCTCGCACCCACGCCGCGCTCTGGCTCGGGCGGCTACGATGTCGTGATCGGTGCGCGCCGCAAACACTTCGAGTCGCACACGGCGGCGCATCGCTATGGCACGGATCAGCAGAACAAGGGCGTGCATGCGGAGTTCGTGATCGTGGATTCGGCTACGGGGAAGCGGGAGAGGTTTAAACGGAGTGGGGCGCGGAACAAGAAGCGCAACCCCGAAGCGGGCGCGGTCGCCATGCGCGAATCCTTCACCGGCCTGCCAAGCAAGCGCGTGGAAGTGGTGAGCGAGGAAATGCACGTCCATTCCCACCTTGCGGCACTGGGCGAATTGATCGAACTGAAAGTCAAAACCGTGAAGGGTGAGAACGTCATCATCGCGTTCACGAAAGAGCAGAATCCGCAAAAACGTAAGAGCGGCTTCGGAAAGATCAAGGGGTGGGTGGATAGAAGGGGCAAAGCGGTAACGCATCTGGTGAAGGGCTTTACGGACGCCTGGGTGAATCCGCGCAAGATGAATCCTAACGGGCCGGTATTGTTGTGCTCAACCGAAGATGGCAAACACTTGTACATCGAGGGGGGTGATCAATCCCTGGACCTTGGGGCGCTCGGACTTGGCGAACTGAAGGGCAAGGAAAGCGCAGTGATCGGAACCGTCACCCACGTGACGTATCACGCTCAGAAGAAGTTTGACGGCAAGGTGGAGGAGTACGATTACTTTCACCGCTTCTCGGAAGAGAGCAACGGTTTGCGTCCCATGCTACGCTACGACATTCGCAACGAGCATCTGTATCTGGACGGTGGGGTTTATCGCATTCCGCGCCCGCTCATGGGTACGAGTCAGGGGATAACGGACTAATGCGGAATCGGCAAAAGCGTAACTTCCTCGCCGTTCTTGAACACGAGTCTTATCTCGTATCCCCGGCGCAACATTTCCTTGATCATGCCGTAAAACTCTTGGTCGAAACCGTCGTTGGGTTCACGAACGATGTAGCCGGGAACCGTCTTCGGTGTAATCGGCGCTTCGCGCAATGCCTTGAGGTAATCCACTCTTCGTCAGTGTATCAGGCGGTGACCGCATGAGTCTGCCGGAGTATTGCACAATCGGCGCGCATTCTTATTACGCGGATCTGTGTGTCCACAGGTGGGGTGACGAAAAGATTTCGATTGGAAAATGGTGCGCCATTTCGCAGGGAGTCAAGTTGTTGGCGGGCGGAAATCACCGCACGGATGCGGTATCGGCCTATCCGTTCGACACGATGCTACTGAAGACAGCGGCGAACCCCATGCAAGACCGCTCCTACGAAAAGGGCGGCGGCATTGAGATTCAGAACGACGTTTGGATCGGCTACGGTGCCACAATTTGCGGACACGTCAAGGTGGGCCACGGCGCGGTGATCGCGGCCAACGCCACGGTTTTTACCGACGTGCCAGCGTACGGAATCGCCGTGGGGAATCCGGCGCGGGTGACTAAGTACCGCTTCGATGAAAAGACGGTGGAGGCGCTGTTGCGGATCGCGTGGTGGCAGTGGCCGGAGAGCACAATTCGCTTGCATCTGGAGCATGGAGCGTTTTACTGGCCCATCGCTGCGTTTGTTAAGCAGTTCGATCCTATCGGTGCGCACGTCATACCGGAGGTTGTCCATGCTTAATCTCAACCTCGGTTGTAGCGATCAACTCATCGAAGGATTTATTGGCGTTGACAAGTGGCTTCCGCCGTGGGCAACCGACGCGAATTTCGTAGCGGCTGATTTGGATCTCGGATGGCCTTGGGCCGATAACTCGGTAGACCACATTCGGGCGCACGACATCATCGAGCACCTAAAAAGCAAAATTTGGACACTCAATGAAATCCATCGCGTCCTCAAGCCGGGCGGCACGGTCGAGATCGTTGTACCCACCACGGACGGGCCGGGCGCGTGGCAAGACCCCACGCACTGCTCGTATTGGAACCGCAATTCTTTCCTGTACCACACGGCTGGCGATCCGCACTACAACCGCTTTCATGAGGCGTACGGGATCAAGGGCGCGTTCAACGTGAGGTCATCGAACCTGACGACGGATTCCTACGGGGTAACGAAGTTGACGATTGTGCTGGCGGCAGTGAAAGCACCGCTACCCGTCAGTGAGGCAGAGGCCCTAAGAACTGCCGATGAGATGCTGAATCACCGTAGCGCCGCGCCAGCCACGAAAGAGCGCGGCAAGTTCGCCTTCAGTATTTTGCACACCTCCGCCCGTCCCGATAAGTGGCGCGAGATTTACGATGCGTGGATCGGCGCGGCGGTGCATCCCGAGCAAGTGGAGTACGTGTTGTGCGTGGATGAGCGGTGGGGATTCCCGAACCGCAACCAGACCGAGGCTCTTTATCCCGGTAATATCGTAAGACCTACGCCATTCGGCCTTCGCGCGCAAGATAAGGTCATCTGGAATACTGGCCGCAAGTGCTACGTGGACGGCGTGAACCTTGCGGCGGAAGCCTCAACCGGCGACGTGCTGATTGTGAACGCGGACGATCAGTGGCCGTGCGAGGGATGGGATGGCCGACTGAGAGACGTGATCGAGCGCGATAACCTCAGTGGCCGAAGTCCGAATACTCCGGGCGACTTCGTGATCGAAGTCAATACCAACACGCCCACCGAGCACGAGCGCGGCATCCTTGTAATGCCGATTCTTTCCCGCGAGCGCTACGAGCGCTTCGGGTGGGTGTTTTACCCGGAATACTCCGGCATGTTTGCCGATAACGATTTCTGTGCAATGGCGCGGCGAGACGGCGTGGTGATCGACGCGCGGCATTTGGTGTTCCCGCACAAGCACTGGATCAATAAACAGCGGGAAGCGGACGGCGTAGACGCCTATCACAACCGCCCCGAAGAGTACGAAAAAGGGTTAGCGATTTTCAAGGTGCGGCAACAGTTAAACTTTGCGGGCGCGATACCAACGGCTCCTGCCGCGATGCCAACCGTATCGGGCACCACATCAACCGGCAAGCGCCGCATCGTCGCAACCTGCACGCCGGGCGAAACCTTTTCGGGGCCGTGGAAAAACTCGTGGGATTGGTTGTTCGCCAATCTGGTGAACAAGTACGATGTCATCCCGATCAACGGCTACACTTCCGATGTGACCATGACCCGAATGGTTTTCGCTAAGGCCGTGATCGAAGCCGAACCGCAACCGGAGTTCGTGTTGTGGCTGGACGACGACAACATGCTCACCTTCGATCAGTTCGAGATGCTGATGGCGGATCTTGACGCGCATCCCGAACTGGATGCCGTGGTGGGGTGGTGCTGGATCATGCGGCACGATATCGGACTGACCGAAGCCGGGGCTTCGATCTCATGCGGCCAGTTGTCAGATGTGGAACTAACGCCTAGCGGCATCGAACTTCAGAAGGGGCAAACGCACGACGTGAAGTTCTGCCGCCCGCACTCCTTCGATTACGCGAAGCTGATGCAGGGTGACGATGATCTGAAGTCCATCGGCTATTCCGGCTTCCCGGTCGTGCTCATGCGCGCCGAACTGCTGAAGAAAGCAGGCGGGCCGGATGCCTTTCTGCCGATGCTCGACAGCCGCTACGGATTCGGCAAGAGCGGCGAAGATATTACGTTTTTTGCGCGCGCTGGCGTGATCGGCGGCGGTAAGTTCGCCGTGGATCGCCGCGTGGAGGTTCCGCATCTGAAACTGATGCCAGCGGGGCCGTCGCAACAGGTTCTCGATAAGTACAAGCAAGAGGCGGTGGCCGTGAAGTAGTAAAAAGGTTCATCGTCCGCAATCATTTTCAGGGTTTGCCGTGATCGACGGAAAGCGGCGAGCGTAGTCCTGAAGCCGAAGCAAAGCTTTCTAGAAAGGGCGTTGCTGTTTGGTTCTGGTGTAAATCAGAATCCGACCGCAACGCCCTTTTTGCTTTGGTTCACGAGTTTTTGACAGCACCCCGAAAGGGTAACAGACCGAAAGGAGAACGGAACAACATGGCAGTTATTGGAGTTGCTTACAGGTATTACACCAATGGGGTGCCGTCCGGAAGCACGACTACAGCACCCACGGCGGCGCAATCGTTTTTGTGCAATCAGATCATCGCGCAGTTGACGGCGGCGGATGCGGACACCACTTGCACAATCACCCACAATTGGGCCTTGACGCAGGCACAGCAGATCAACCTGCTCCCGAACATCTCGACCTGGATTGACGTGAGTTCACTCGGTACGGTGAACCCGGTTATCGCGTGGTCCATCGCCACGAATACGATCACCATCGTCAAGGCGTCCGTGGTTGGCTCGAACGTCACGCTCAACGTGGTGATCAGCCGTCCCATCGGATTGTTCCTGTGAGGGCCAAGCGGAGAGATTGAGCAGACATGGCAATCATTCGCAGGGTCACGCGGATCGCGAATCCGCGACGCAGGGTCCGCAAGGTACGCCGCGTAAAAGCGGTGCGGCGGCACAACACGGCGAGGCGCAAGCGAAGCGCGCCCGTCATTCGCCGGTACAGCGTGAAGACGCTGAAAAAGGAATTGAGAAGGCGGGGAGTCAAAGCGAACCCGTCCGCGCGGCGTCGGAAAGTCCGTCGCACGATCAAGCGAAGAAACCCCGTACTCCTGGAGTTCGGGGCTTTGAACCCACACAAAAAAAGGAGAAAGAGCGTGGCAAGAAAACATCGTCGTTCTCGTAACACTCGTCGCCGCCATGCCGTGGCGCGGGTGCATCATCGTCGTCGCCGGAGAAATCCGGTGGTGACTGTCCACAACCGGAGGCGTCGCCGTCGCAACTCGGTCGCACGGAACCGCCATCACTACCGGCGTCGCCGGAATCCGGCTGGGATCAACAAGCAACTGGTCGAAATGGCGGGTGGGGTACTGATTGGCGTCGCAGCCACCAAGTATCTGCCTACCCTCATCCCGGCTTCGCTGACGGGTATGATTCCGTCCAGTTCGTTCACCGTGCCGCTCGTAACGGGCGTGGGCGCGGCAATGGCGGGCTACTTGGCTCACAAGTTCCTGCCGGGTGGCGTGGCGGCTGGCGTCGTGGCCGGTGGCGCGGCGCTGACCCTTTCGAGACTGCTGGACGTAGTGGCACCAGCCAGTATCTCTTCGCAGTTGTCGCTGTCGGGCGTAGGGGACATCGTACCCACGATGGGTTTCGCGGTACCGGATCGGTCGATGCGGCAGCAGGTCGTACAGATGCCGGGCGCTGGCGTTGGTTTCTACCGGCGTCGGCGCGGGTAACCGGGTGAAAGAAAGAGAAGAGGAGAAAACATAACATGGCAACTTATCAACAACCCGGTGGAGCGCAAGCCGCTCAAATCTTCCAGGCATTCCTTGGAACGACCTATCAGCCGAATGCGATGGACGTGCAGCATGAGCCGCTGTACGATCAACTATCCATCGCGCAAGCCGCTAACGTGCTGGCTGGAAGCCAGTCACAGGCATTCTTCGCGCAAGCCGCTGGCCGGGCCATCAACCTGACCAATGTGCAGACCCCGAAGAAGCTGGATGCGCCCGAAGCTTTCGCGGTGATGGCGATCCAGATTCACGTCGATGAGAACATTCTCATCAAGGACTTCATCGCACTGAACGACAATATGGTGCTGGAGTTCTACATCGGCCAAAAGTCCTACAATCGCGGCCCCATCTGGTATTACACAGCGGGCGGCGGAATCTCGGGCTTCTCGGGCATCTCCAACGCACAGGCTGTTACCAACGGCATCCCTGGCGCGAATGCCACGAATCCGCGCGAGATCAACATCGTGATCGACAACCAAGCCAGCTTCTACGCTTGGTTCAACGGCACCCAGTTCACGCTGACCGCTACCGCCTCGGGCGGCGTCGGTTTGCTGGCGACACTGGTACTCGACGGCTTCCACGCTCGCGGCGTCCAGTAAATCGGGCCGGGCAAAGCCTTTGTACTGGGCTGCGTCCTGCACGGCGTGGCAAGAGCAACTGGAGGGCGGTTCCTACGCAGTCCCGCTCTCCTGCCTCTTGTGTTGTGTTTCGGAGTGCGAGCGCAAACGCATCTCCGGCTCGGCCCCATCTTCCTCCGAGTGGGGCCGGGTACTTCCTTGACAGGGGGAGATCGGGGTACACGAGTTTATGTTTAATGCCATCGCTCCGGTGGGCGTTCAGGGCTTGAATGACGCGTCACCTACGGGGTTCGTTGACGTTAGTTTTTCCTACACCTACAACGTGGTGTTGAGCGCCAGCCAAGTGCTGCAAGGGCAGACAGTCTCGATCTTCAGCGAAGCCGCGTTTTGCTTCCGTGGACTTGTCTTCACGAGCACCGGCCTGTTCGCTGTGCGCTTTCAGGACGGGGAAGGGTACTATCTCCAGTCGGGGATGGTTTACTCAACAAACTACCCGAACAACCCCGGCGATCCGTTCCCTTGGCTACCGGAAGTGGTCTATCCCGCGAGCGGTCGCATCTGGATTGACATTCAGGATTTGAGCGTGGCGCAAAACACGATCCAGATTCTTTTCGTGGGCGCGAATCGGTACGCAACGTCCTAAGGGGGCCTTGAGTGTACGACTACATCACGCCTCCAGGCAACGGTGATCAGTTCTTTCAGTATGCCTTCAATGCCGATGCTTTGACCGATGGCAGCAGCTACCCCGGTCAGGTGAACGGCATCAACATCTACGATTACGACTTCATCTGCCGAAATTGGGCCGGAATGGAAACTGTCATCAACACCGCAACGGCGGGCGGCATCCAGATTTACGACAACCTGAAGCGCCAGTGGTTCTCAACCTACATCAATCTTGCCAGTTTCGCGCAAGGCCAATGCGTGCTGCCGGAGAAACGCTATCCCGTCAATTCCCGCATCGGCTTCGATCTTCTGGACGTGGCGCGGCTCGCCGTTGGCGGCTCAACCTTCGCCTCGCAGCTTGTCTTTACGGGCGCGCGGCGCATCCCCGGCCAATCGAGTGATCCGGCCCCGTCCAGTTACAAGTACAAGCTGAAGCGGTTCTGCTACCCATATACGCTGACCGTGAACGCCTACGCGGGCGGCGCGGTGATCCCGCAGCAAACCATCGCGATTGACGATTACGATTTCGAGTTGTGGCGGGTGGAAATGACCACGTACCATTCGCCGTCGCCCTTCTCGATTTGGCTGTACGACACGAACCGGATTCAGCGGTCCAATATTCCGATCAATGCGAATCGGTTCTTTCACTTCGATCCGGCGCTGTCGAGTGGCGAGAACAACTTCTGGCCGTGCCCACCGCTGGTTTATAAGGTAGCGTCTGTGATCCGGTTCGACATCGCATCTCTTTTGCTTGCGCCTACGGTGTTGCCGCAGACCTACCAGTTGTTGTTTCACGGCGCGCGGAGGATTCCATGCCCGTAAAGAGGCTTGATGAGATTATCATCGAATTGAGAGATCAGGCGCGGACTACGGAGCAGCGACTCGCCGAACTGGGAGCGCGAGTAGCGGAATTACTGGCTCGCGTGGACAATAAGGCAAAGGCGGCGAAGGCATGAGCACCATCGAGCGCGACATTTGCGACGGCTTCGCAATGAGCAATTCCCAGTTGCTCGTGCCAACGAGCTACCGGGCGCTGATCCTCGGCCAGATGGACGTGCTGCGCCGGGCCTCCGCGTTCCGCCCGCGCCATTACATCGTTCCGGATTCGCTGGAGGAGCCTATTGCGGCCTACTCGCAAGTGGAGTATCAGATCGCTCCGCAGCCGGGCTCTTTTCTGTGGGGTCTTTCCTTCGCGATGTTCGCCAGCGAGGTCGATAGCGGGCTGGCTCCGCTGGTTCACGTCCAGATCACGGACGTCTGTACGGAGACACCGCTCTTTTCCGACTACCCGCGAGCGATGAATTTCCTGTGCGACCCTACGCTGATCGGCTTGAGCGGCCAATTCGCAACCGGCACGTTTCGCGCGCCACATTTGCTCTCGCAGCCGCGCATCATCGGCGATCCGGCGAAACTGGACTGCGAGATTTATAATTCCAATAGCGCGGAGGTTCACTGCCAGCTTGTGCTATTCATCGCGGAGCCGTGCTTACCGCCCGATCAGTTCGTTCAGTTGCTCAAGGCGCAAGGGGTCTACTCGGCATGATCCCCTACAATCCCAACCTGCACGTGGTCCCGCTGAACATCCTACCGCCTAACCCGGCGAATCCGATCACGCCCAACGTGCCGCCGATGCGCAGCCAGATGTATGGCGCAAACGTGTGGGACAACTGCTTGAGTCGGGATCTCTCGCAGTGGATGAACCTACTAGCGTGCGGCGGGATCGAGCACAACTACCCCGGTGGGCGCGGTTATTACCAGACGCCTCCGTGGATCTCTATGCCGCCTGACGGCAGGCGCTTCCGGCCCATCGGCAGTCAGCCACTCTCAGCGTTTCAGGTCCCCGGCCCAGGATTCAATGGCCTCGATACAATCGTGCTTCAGGAGCGCGTACCGCTCGGCTACGACGGCGTGATCACAGAGATCATTTTTGAGTTCACCGGCACAGGCTTTGTGGACGGCAGCGGCGATATCTCATGGCGGCTCGCGTCGGATTATCTCGTGGACCCTGCCGGAACGGGCGGGCGCTTCTTACGCGATCACGGCAACGTCCAGGTGTCCATCGGTTCGTTTCAGTTTCCATCGCCGATTCCGCGCGGTGGGCTGCGAGTTTATAGTTGGGATTTGGTCAGTGTGTACGCCGCAGTCGCTCCAGCGGCGGCTATTGCGAACGGGAATATTATCGCGGGGATAAGCGGATGGTACTGGCCAAGATAGTAGTAGCAGCGCTTATGGCTCCTCCTCTTGTCACCCTGCCTCCCGTCGCGCCGGATGCGACCAACTTCGCGCAAATGTCCCAGACCGGGCAGGCTGGTACGGGCGTATCTGCGGGTCCGTGGTTCATCAATGGTGCGTGGTACACATGGCTGGAGCCATTCGCCGGTCAAGCCGTAGAAGTTCTCAAGAGTAGCGATGGCCGCGCCACGTGGAGCATCGTAGGCGGTTCCTCTGGCTTGATCGAAGGACCGGCAAACGCATTCTATCCGGGAAGCGGAACGGTGATCTATTTTGTTGGGGTGGCATCGAAGACCGCAAATCGTCCACCTCTGCTGCAAACTTTCGATGCGTCCACTGATTCCTACGGTGGGTTGAGTGCACCACACCCCACCATCAACCTATTCGGGACGCTCACCTCCATCTTGATTAAGGTCCAGCCCGGTGGAACACGCTGGATTGTGTTCGCTGCTGGCGGTGCCGGAACGAAAGTGGACTACGCAACCTGGACGGCTGGCGTTTGGGGCGCGGATACCAATGTTATCACGGCCAACGCTATCGTTCCGTCCGACATGGCGATGGAGGCTAGCGGCAAGATTCACTGTATCTGCCAGGATCAGCATGGCGGACCCACCGTCTTCGACTTTTATTATTTCCAGATTTCAGCGGGTGGAGTCGTAGGCGCGCCATCTATCGCCTGGACGGTCAACCCACCGGATGCGGTCGAAAACGGCACAAGTCTGATGCTGCTTTCGGGCGGCAAGATTTTCTTTCCGTTCTCTGAGTTAGTAGGGGCCGATGGGATCATTGAGCCTTTCGTGCTGATCGGGGACAGCCTTGTTACGCCCACGTGGAGTGTGATCAACCTCGATCCTGGAGGCGCGGTCACCATCCCCAGCAATTCGTATGAGGCGCGCGATTTGGTAGCGGCGGAGAGCATAGCTGGCAATGCGACCGTGTTCTGGGACGTAATCGCCTTTGGCGTAGGCGGCAATTCCTACATCTGGCTTTCGACCTACAACGGCGCAACCTTCGGCGCACCCGTGTCGTTTTTTGATTCGACCGTAACTCCGTATCCCGGACAACCAGCCTCTACTCATCCACCATATCAGCTATCGGGGATGGCGCTTCAAAAATCAGACGGTAGCTGGACGTTGCAGACCAACACGGAGTTCACGCCGCATAGCACGGTTGCGTACACGATTTTCACGCAGGGGACGCCGCCTACGCTCGCCTGCCCGCTTGCCAATACCGGCACGATTGGCAGCTTCTTTTCCGCGCAACTGATCGCTACTGGCACGGGGCCATTTACGTTTGCCGTTACGGGCGGGGCGCTTCCGCCCGGCTTAACCCTGAATGCCACAACCGGAGTGATTTCCGGCATCCCTCAGCTTCAGGGGCCGTATTCCTATACCGTCACGGTTACAGATGCCAACGGTCTGACTGCCGTAGTCACTTGTAGCATCATCATTACTCCGCCCACTGGCGCGGCGGGGCGTCGCCCGAATCCCTACATCCCTAACGAGTTTGACAACTGCCTTGCGCGCGACTTCCGGCTGTACTCGACCATCGACTACGAACGGCTGGGCTGCGCGAAACTGCCAGCGTGTTTCAAGATGGATGAGCGAGAGTGGGGGTTGCCGGCGTAGCCGCTTATGGGAGCCGTTGCCGCCAATCCGCTCACAGAAGTCTATCGGCCAGTGGAGCCGCCGTCCGGGGCCGTGCAGTTCTCCCCGCGCTTCGCGATCCCTCTCCCTGCCCCGGCAGCGGGAGACGTGACCGTGTTCTCGTTTCAAGTGCCTATCGGTTACGACGGCATCATTCTTGGCCAGTTCAACGCCTTCACGCTGGGCGGCTTTGTCGATGGCTCCGGCGATCTCGCGTGGCGCGTGGCGGTGAATCTCACGCTGAACGCGACGCGGTTCTTGCGCGACTGCGGAAACATTCTGGTACAGTTGGGAACAGTCAAGTGGTACCAGTACATTCAGGGCGGGCTGAGGATCTATTCGGGTAACACCGTGAGCTATATCGTGACGGCCCCAAACACAACCGGGAGCTTGCCAGCGCCGGGAACGGGTAAAATTATCTGTGGGCTAAGGGGATTCTTTTGGCCGCGCTGAAAGGGAACGATGAATGACCGATGCCGTACAGATCGAACTGATACGCGGGCTTACCGTAGGTGTGCCGGGGCTGTTCGGAGCAGTGGGCGGAATGGTCGCCGCGTACTTTTCCTACAAGGCATCGCAACACGCGAAGGAAGCAATGACGCAAGTGGCTAAGGTTGAGCAGAACACGAACCATCTGAAGGATGAACTTGTGGCCGAGGTTCGTAAGGCGTCAATCGAAGTTGGCAAACAACAGGAAAAGGCGGCGGCATCGGAACGAGATACGAATTTTCAGGCCGGAAGGCAATCACAAATGGAAGGCAACCCAACCGGCTAGAAAGGACTTCATGAAACTCCGCAACATATTTTACTTGTGGGCGCTGCTGATCGCCCCGCTCCACGCCCAAAGCTCCACCCTCATTCAGCCGGATTGCTTCATCCCGTTCACGTTCACCGCAGCGGGGAACTATCCGGTGACCGCTACCGCTAACGGCCCTGGCGATAACCGGCAGAAGGGGTGCGCGGCGTGGACGCTCATGTACCAAAGTACCGGCATGACCGGCGTGTCCGTGACGCTCCAGAGCGGATCGAGCGTGAACACTACGGTGTCCTTCGGATCTTTCGCGGGCACGATTTCGACCGGGTTCGTGAATCCGATTGTGAGCAATACGGGCGGCTCGCTTCAGGCGGTGAACGGCACGGCGGATATTTCGTGGGTACGGGTGAATGTGGCGGCAACGGGCACAGGGACTCTTACGGGCGTGCTGTACGGGTTTCGGAATAGCAGCGCGGCGGTGAGCAACAAGGGCGGTTCGGTAACCTCCATCAATACCGGATGCGGAATCAGCGGAGGGCCGATCACCACCACCGGAACTCTGGTTGGCACCGGGGTATGCGAAACGATTCCCAATGCCGCCATGACGGGCACAACGGTAAGCAAGCTCGCAAAACTCACGGGCGCACCATCTAAGGCGGTGATCTCCGGGGCTGGAGATACTGGAGGGGCGATTGGGATCGTGGACTCAGGCGCGGGGACGACCGGGAGCGCCGTGATCCAGGAAGCCGGTCAACATGGGTGTGTGTTCGATGGAGCAACTACGGCGGGGCACTACGTCCAGATTAGCGCGTCGGTGGCGGGTGATTGTACTGATGCTGGAGCAACCTATCCAACCTCGGGGCAAGTGATCGGAATTGTTCTTAGCACCAACGGGGGTGGTGGAACTTATACGGTGGATATGTCGCAATGGCAGGCGTTCGTAAGCTCCGGCACTCTCCCCGCTGGCTCGGCTGGCGACGTGCAACTTTACGGAACTTCGAGCACGTTCAAATCGGGCGTGGGGAATATCGGTAACTTCGGCAATTTTCAAGCCAATCAAGTCGATTCGCCCACCGCAGTTACTACTGCTCTAGCCGGTGCGGGAGCGGGGAACGTGGACAACGGCAGTCACGATTACGCAGTGACATTTGTGATGCCGCGCGGAGAAACCGACATGCTTTTCAACTCCGCGACGGTTACGGTTGCGGATAAGACGATGGACGGAAAGGTGCAGGTTAGCGCGATTCCCTTGGGTCCAGCGGGAACCACGGCGCGCAAACTTTATCGGACTGTTGCTTATACGATCGCAGCATCTTCCACCTGCCAGGCTCTCCTAGCAACCATCGCGGATAACACTACTACGACCTATCTGGACAATACCGCCGACGCGGGACTGGGGCTTTGTAGCCAGCCTTTTGGAGTAAACATGACTGGTGGAACATTGTACGACGCGCTAGGATTTCCATTTGTAAATTTAACGAGTAGCGCTGGAACCTTGAATAACACTGAGTGGACCTTTCTCAGCAATCCTGCTAATAATTTCGGTGGCTACCAAATTCAAGATATGACGATGCCGGCGAACGGACCAGCACAAGTAGCAACAATTGCAGAAGCATACCCAGGACAAGGGGGAGCTTTTTTCTATGGTTACACTTTGCCAAATAGCAGCATGGCGATTCAGGCTTACGGTTCTCAAATTATTGGTAACATATTAGGCACTTCTGCTCTGGCCACAACCGACAATGCCGCGATTTTATTAGGGGCGTATCGCGGAGGCGCTGGACAACTCTTTCCCTTGAACGCTGGCGAAATCATGTTGGCGCTCGGTTCATCACATCCAGATGGAAACATACCTTATGCATTTACAGTAGTCTCTGGGGGAACTATGGACGGGGACGGTGGAAGATTCGGAATCAATATCGACGCTCCCACGGCTGACCTCCATGTAGTGAGCCTGAAAACCACCGACGTGACGGAAAAACTTCAACGGGTCGCCATGCAGTCAGCCGACGTTATGGAACTGTTAGATTCGGATGGCACTACAGTACTTGCTGCGTTTGATAGCAATGCTCGACAGCAAGAGAGAGTCTTGACGTTTGCTACCCTCGGAACGCTTACCAATGGAAAAATGACTTTCTGTTCAGACTGCACGGTTACAAGTGGAGTGGACAATACCTGTGCCGGGTCCGGTACTGGCGCACACGTCGAGGCAGTGAACGGGGTGAAACGATGCTGGCAGTAATCTTTTTTCTCATTAGCTCTATGGGTTTTGCTCAAGCTACAACACTTCACTATTTTCCCACGAATCCCGGCGCATCCGTACAATCCGCTAAATGGTCGATTGCCAATTCCGGTGCGAATTTCACGATCACAAATCAGGTTGGAACAGTAGTCACAACAGCGAAGTCCGCAGCGACCACGCAGAGCCTTACCATCTTTGCGCTCCCGGCAAAGGCGATGGTACTTTCCTGTATCGTCAAAAGTACTACGGCATTCACTGGGATGCAAGCTACCCTCACGGCAACACTGGGGGTCACTGGAACGCTCACAGCTTGCGTTTCGACGCCTTTTGATCTTATGGCAGCGGTAGCAAACACAAACTTCAGTGTCGCGTTGCCAACGGTTCCGATAGTCAGTTACGCTGGGACCAATCTGATTCTCGCTCTGACCTCCACGGTTGCGAATATTTCCACGATCACAGCGGGCGCGGTGGACGTTACGATCACATGGCAGGTGCTTCCATGATCGAGCAGCAGATCGCGCCGCCCAAGAAGCCCGCGCAAGGAGAGAACGCGAAGTGAAACTGCTCCCACCGTGGATGATCCAGCGTATTCAAGCGATGAACGCGGAGGAGATCCCGCGCATCACGATTGCAAGGACGCTCCATATCCGTAGCGGCAGGATTACGGAGGTTCTTGGTCCCGGCAGACGTGGGCCGCATAGCAAAGAGGGCCGGAAGGCGGTGAGTCGCGCAGCACAGATCCATAAGGCTATGTCGCCCAGAGACAAGCGAGGGCGTTTTGAATAGCTTACGCCGGTTCATCCTCGCCTTCTGCCTGACATTCATAGCGATACAGGCGGCACAGGCTACTTCTGTGTGGCGGAAGCTCATCAATACCCTGAGCGCCCCTATCAGGCTCGGGCCGTCCATCACTACCACCAGCCTACCCATCGGAAAGATCAACACCGCGTATTCCGCGCCGCTCTCTGCGACGGGCGGAAAGGCTCCTTATGCTTGGAGCGCGACAGCACTGCCGTCGGGGATAGCGGTCTCGGGCTCGGCGCTCGCTGGCTCCGTGGCCATAGTCACCAACGCTACGCCGGCGATCACCGTGCGCGACCGCAACGGCAGAACGGCCTCTGTCACCTTGCCGCTGGCGATCTGCGCGCCTCTGCTTATTCTCACCAAATCGTTGCCTCCGGCTACGGTGGGGGTGCCATATAATGCGACATTGCAATCAAGCGGCGGCGTGAGCAGCGTCAACCCTCCGAGGTGCCTATAGCGTGGAACACATCACGCCACGCGAAATGGAGATATGGAAGCGGTGACCGATGAGCCCGAGCCGTATCCCTTACCGCCGTATACCGACGCAGAGAAGATGCGGGACTTGATGCAGATTATCCAGGTCCAGCGGGAGCAGATCGAGCGGCTGAAGCGGGCGCTGCGCGAGGCAGGTGTGAAGGGGTTTTAGGGCAACCATGCGCCTCTCCCTCGGTTCCGTCGATACAGTCGCTCAGGCGATTCAGACGCAAGAGGGGTACTACGCCGGAAGCGCAACCTACCGTTTCAATAATCCCGGCGCTCTCATGTACGCCGGACAGCCGGGAGCCACTGGCCAAGATCCGGCAACCGGACTAGCGATCTTCCCCGATTACGCGACTGGCTACCAAGCGCTCATCAACCAGATCAACCTGGACGCCTCACGCGGCGAAACCATCGACCAGTTCACGGCCAAATACGCCCCGGCCAGCGCGGGGAACGACCCGGCAACCTACGCCGCCAACATTGCCGCTGCAACCGGCCTTAGTCCCTCGGATCCGCTCTCCCTGGCGCTCGCGGACGGTCCCCCGGCCATCTACGACCCCGGATTTAGCGGTGGAACGCTGGACGCGGGAGCGCTGCCTACATCGCTCGACCCGATGACGGTAGGCTTGATCGTTGGCGGCGGGTTGCTGGCGTTTCTGTTGTTCAGGTAGATTAAAGCTCGGTTGTCCAAGTAGGTGCTTCGCCTTTATGTGCGAGTGATTCCGTCTCGGCTGATCCTCCGTGCCGTCCCAGTGGACCGAGATCCGCGTGCGGGAAGATGATTGAGGAATTAGCGAGAGCCGGAGGGTTCAAGGGCGGTACGAATAATTTTCAAAATTACTTGCCGGTTGCGCTCAAGCGCGATGGCGGGTTCGAGAATATTGGCGGGAACACTTGGAGGCTGAAGGATAGCCCAAACGCCAAATAGGTTCTGCGTGTCCAAAGCGCAGAAAGCCCCGGTGCTGTAACAGGGTCCAGACCGAACAGCGCCGGGGCCTATTGTCACCGAAAGGAGGTGAACCCCATTCAGTGAAACTTACAATTCGTCGGACGCCGGGTAGGCTGAGCATCAGACTGCGAATCTGGAAACTCAGTTTCGGTCTCGACGTTCCGTCTAAAGAACCAGCGTAGGGGACAACCTACGCGCCTGGGGGATGTATGTCCCCCAGGCATACCTTACATTTCAAGTGTAACACTAGGGGTCCCTTTTGGGACAACCTTTTTGTTGAAACTGGCCTATCACGCCACACCAAGGTTATCGCCTTGCCCGTAGTCTGTCAACTATATTATTACCCTAACTATGCGAAGAGGCGCGGTGATTGAGCTACCGGCATTGTTTTCGTTTTCGCGGACGATTGCGCCGATTGGATGCTGTATGCCTGACGCCATGACAACAAATCCCTGTTGTGCGTACAGTATCGCCGCTAGTTCGTCTCCATTCACGCCCGCCCCCCTATCGCCGCTTGCGCCGCTTCGATTGCGCTCTCGATCTTCGCCGCGATCACGGCCTCCGGCATCCACCAGGGTTTGTCTCTCACGGCTACATGTACGGTCCCGCTCTCCATCCGCACCGCTTCCGCCACGATTCCGTTACCCTCGATAAGCCAATGCTGGCTACCATTAGAAATCGCCTCAAGTGATCGCACCGTTGCGCTTTGCCGCAACTCGTTCAGTACGGCCTCGAACACGGCGGGGGTGACGTTGGGGAAGGTCAGCATGGGTCACCGTGCGGTAAGCTCCACGCCCGCGCATCCCGCACGTAGGGGCCGCATCGCTTCGCGCTCGGTCATGATCTCGCGTAGGATTTCGCCCAGAATGCGCTGGCGGGTCGTGTCGCTATTTTCGCCAAGAATGCGTTTATAGTCCCGTAGGGCGGCGCGATACGCTGCGCGGGCTGTCGCGGAGAACAAACACTTCCATGAAGGACGGGGCGCGGGCGGTCTGCCACACATCAACCATAAATAAGCGCTCTCAGCCATTACTACCTGCGGATCGCGTCTCGCTAGCTCCCAGTGATTGCGACGATGGTAAGGCGACAGGCAGTGTGTATGAAGCACTTCGCTAGAGTGGACTCCGGTGAGGCACGAGCAGCTATTGATAAAGTGCATCTTACCGTCCTCGTTGAAGGCAAACACCTGTACGACTTTCTCGTCGGACCAGCGCTCGCTGATAAAATCCTTGATGATCTTCCTAGTTTCTTTCACGCTTGACCTCGCTGTCGGTATCATGATACCATCGCCCTAGTGAAACTTCAACTGAAATGTTGCCGCTGTGGGCATGAGTGGCTGAGGCGGTCCCTGAAGCGGATGCCTGAGAAATGCCCGAATACGAAGTGCCATAGCAAATTTTGGAACAAGCCGGGGCACCGGAGGGGGAAGGGATGACGCCGGATCTTTTAGCCGACCTACGGACCTTGGGCGACAAACTGGAGCATGGCGACCCCGACGACAAGGCGTGCGCTGTCGTCATCTTCGCAATCCTACGCGCGGAGGCATTCGGCAACCTGCCCGGTGCTTGCTGGCACGGCGGTGACGTTCGCAAAACATACGCAGGTCAAGATCAAACGCGAACGCGCGGCGTTGAAGGCAGGGGAGAATTGAAGGAATGAAGTATCGCGGGTGGTTCTATGTGGCCGCTGGCGTTGGGCTGCTCGCCATGAATCCGCGCCCTACTGGCCTCTTCATGGTCGTTCACATGGCCCTGATCGCGCTCGGCGTTGCACTGATAGTAAAGCAGTTGAACAGAACATGAACCTCCCGATAATAGCCCATTCCGGGAGCTTCCGGCCCGCTTCCGGCGCTTTCCCCTTGACGGCGGGCGCGGAAAGCGGTAAGTTAGCGGGAACGGAATGAGAAACGGTAGGTTTGCGCTGTGACTTTTGGCTCTCTCTTCGCTGGCATCGGCGGCATGGACCTCGGGCTTGAACGTGCGGGGATGGAGTGCCGCTGGCAAGTAGAGATCGAGCCGTTTTGTCAGAAGGTGTTAACGAAGCATTGGCCGAAGGTGCCGAAGTATGGAGACATCCAAACCCTCAGCGGAAGCGAACTTGAGCGAGTCGATTGTATCGCAGGGGGATTCCCTTGCGTTGATATCTCCGCTGCTGGACGACAGGCTGGAATCGAAGCGGAACGAAGTGGACTCTGGTTCTCAATGGCACGGCTTATTCGCGTTCTACGACCGCGTGTCGTCATCGTGGAGAACGTCGCAGCACTCCTTATTCGGGGAATGGGAAGAGTCCTTGGAGAACTGGCCGCGAGCGGGTACGATGCGGAATGGAGAGTGCTATCCGCGTGCGCCGTTGGTGCTCCACACACACGGCAGCGCGTGTTCATCGTGGCTTACCCCAGTTGCGCGCGACTGGAAGGGATATACGAAACGGGAGGGGGAGTCGATCTGCAACCAACTACGCGCGCTTTACGGAGGCATTGGGAAACCGAACCCGCAATGGCTCGCGTGGCTGATGGGATTCGACGTGGACTGGGCGACCGTGAACAAATCCAAGGATTCGGCAACGTAGTTGTCCCACAAGTAGCCGAATGGATCGGTAGGCGCATCATGGAAGCCGCCGCATGAACTCCCGCTACCTCGCCCGCTTCCGTTGCGCCACGTGCCGTCGTGGGCCGAGCGACGGCGTTTCGGTATACCAGACCGTGCGCAAGGGGCCTTGGCGATGTTGGGACCATCTCAGTGAGGAGCAGCGGAGGTTGTGTATCAGATGACGGTGGACGAAGCCCTCAATCGCGCCCACGCCCTGCACGCTAACGACACGCGGCACATCGCGCGCGCTCTGATGCTGGCCTTTGCGGACGGCCTCGAACGCGGCAAGGTCTACAACTATACCGCCTACTGGCTACAAAAGGTTGACCTCGAAATCTCCGGCATCCGCGCCGCTGCTACGGAACTGGAGCGCCCATAGTGGCCGAATCCTTTGCCAACATCCCGCGTTGCGCCCTGTGCGGCGAGCTGATCCGGCAATTCGACGTGTACTACCAGAACCGCCACGCCCATGAGGAGTGCTATGCAAAAGTCGAAAGAGAAACTGTGGCCGACGCGGGAGACGGTCGAGCTGGCACGGAAGCGCGGCCAGCGGACGCTATCGCGGGTGAATCGAGAGAAGGCGCTCAAGGTTCGCTACGGGATGCTGGCGCGGTATCCGGGGCCGGGGAGCAGGACTGATGCAAACGTGCGAAGTGTGTAGCGGGCAGCGGATGGACCATGAGGCGATTTGTGCGAAATGCTTTCTGGCGCGCCGCTTCAGGATCTCGAAAAGGCGCGGTTTTATCTGGACCGCAGAATTGCGAGCTTCAAGTGACCCTCCCCGAACTCGCTACGCTCGCCCTAGCCGTGCTAGACGCGCAACAGAAATACTTCAAGAGTCGGAGCCGGGATGATCTGATCGAGAGCAAGCGGCTGGAAAAGGAGTTGCGGGAGAAGTCGCTTACCGCGCTCGCCCAAGCTCCAGCGCTAGGCTTTAGTCTACGGAGAGAGTCATGACCCTCCCCGCTCCCGCCCGCGCCCTAGTGGCCGTGATCCGCAAGCACCGGCTGAACTACGCGAAGTTCACCAAGGCAGCGCATCAGGCGCGCAAACACCTTAAAATGAAACCGCCCGGTGACCGGCGCGTTCTGCCGAAGCTCCTGACGGACGCCGAATTGCGGCGTTTTTACGAAACCATCGACCGGGCGGACAATTTGCGTAACGCGATCATGTTGCGGCTGCTGTTCTACACCGGAGTACGCGTCTCGGAACTGTGCGAGATGAAGATATCGGACGTGGATCTCGCGGCCAGTAAAATCTTCATCGACCAGGGCAAGGGATCTAAGGATAGGTACGTGCTGTTCCCGCAAGACTTCGCGCTCACGCTCAAGGCGTATCTCGCCGGAGTGCCGGAGAATGAATACCTTTTCGAGAGCAACCAGAAACGGCGCTTTTCTGATTCGCGCATCCGGCAGATCGTGCGGGAGTATTCCGACGCGGCGGGACTGACGGGGGTTCACCCACACCTTTTGCGTCACCAGATGCTCACCTTTCTTACGACGCAAGGGCTTGGCGACAGCCAGATTCAGTTGATTTCGGGGCACGCGAGCAAGAAATCATTGGAGCGGTATCAGCACGTCTCACTTGAGCACGTCGCCGGTGATTATCAGGATGCTGTGCGGAGGTTGGGAATATGACGCCGGATAGCATGGCTCCGATGAGCGCAGAGGAAGTGGATGCACTCCAAGCGAAAATGGCGTGGTCCGCCGACGACCGCGTACGGATTATTAAGACCGCGCGCGACCGTGGGCGACAGCGGGACGCCGAGTCACCCGAAGCAATCCTGATGCGCTGCGCCCTGGAACTCCGCTGCGAGCCACGTCACGTGTACGATAGACTTTTGGAAAGGTTGAAGGATGCAGCGAAAGCAAAGCAAGCGAACCGCACGGAAGCGCCCACCGACTCCACCGGCCAGCGTTAAGCGATCCGCCGCGCTATGGATGGATTTCTTCTGTGATCTACTCGCTGGCATGGTGGATGGAGAAACAACGAACTCGGTGGTGGTCGAACGCGCGGCCTTGTTCGCAGATGAGGCGCTGAAGCAAGCGGAGCAACGATGGATGGGGGTGAAGCTGTGACGAAAGAACAAGAGGAAGACTGGTCCGAGGTGCTGTACCTCATGGAGGAAGCGCCCTGCAAATGCGGAGTGTGCGCCGCTAACTTATATCTAACGATACGGGCGGAGCGTCGCAAGCGTGACACGCCGGAAAGGTTATCCGCGTGACCTCCGCCGATTTCTCCTTCGATCCCGCATTACTCCGTCCCTTGCCTGGTCGCATCGTCTTAACCCTAGACGAACCACCCGACCGCATCGGCAGCATCGTGATCCCCGACAACGCCCGCAAGCAAACCGCATCCGATCCTTGCCTGAAGGCGACCGTGGTAGCCGTAGGCTACGGCCCGTTCACCGAGAACAACGCGAAGGGTTGGGCGAAGCGCTACCCCAGACTACTGGAATCGGACGTGCGTCCCGGTGATTCCGTGTACTTTCGACCGCTCATGAAGGACTTAAACAAGCGCTATATCGTGACGGCGGTTACGCGGATCGAGGCGGTTTGCGAACCCTAGAGCACCGCGAGCACTTCAGCATCCTCGATTACAGCCTCAACGATGAAGTCTTGCAAATGCGACCAACTGAATGCCCACGAATGAACCGCCCCGAGGTCAGCAGTTTCAATCAGCATGTACCCGCGTCCGGTTCCGGCTACATGCCACCGACCTAGGACCTTCACGCCAGCGGGAACTTTCTGCCCTTCCTGCTTAAACTTCTCTACGCTAGCCTTATGACCGGCAGAATGCCCGGTAAATGTCACCATGAATTTCATTTGATCTCTCCTTGGTCTGACCGATGTAGCCGCGAAACAACAGCGGAGGGAAACGGCGTGGATAGGCTGGCTTTGACGGCCAGAATTGGAAGAAGCGAACCAGATCGGGCGACCACTGGAAATGCGGCCACGGCCCATTGTGACTCTTGCGGATAATCAAATGCCCGCCACTATTGTAGGTGCGGAACCACTGACTCACGGCGTAGAAGAAACAGTTGCTCATTGATCTTTTGGAAATGAATCGAGCAATAAACCAATCGCGATCACCGCTAGGATAATAACGCAAATCCAGGCGAGAAGCACGATCCTCTCAACTCCACCAGTCCATCAACTTCTGAAGTAGCCGAATCGCTTCCTCTAGCTCATGGCGGTCACGCGGGTCCGTGATCCGGGCCAAGAGTACCTTGAGTTTCTCGATGGTCTGCGGGATGATGACGCGGCCATTCTTTTTCTTTTTACGGCGTCGCTTGTGTGGCTGTTGCATTGTTACTCCTTTGCCCGCTTTACTTTCTTGGTCCTGCCATCTATCTCGACCTGATCAATCCAAAAGAACGTAGGCGGATCGTTTTGCGCGCCCGGACGCGGGTCGAAATTTCGCCCCAATAGCGCGGGAGGTGGGCCAGTGAAACTCGACCACCCATGCCCGGATTGGCGCAGTCCCATCGCGGGTAGGCCCAGTGCTTTGATGACGTGCGCCTTGTTATCGAGAACACTCACATAGCAAGTGTCGATGCCTCCGACGAAATAACACCGCACACGAACCGGAGAGCACCACAGACACAGATGCAAGAGGAGATCCATCATTGCTCAACGCACTCCAGCACCACATTCATGAGTTTCACGCTGGTCTGAGATGTGACCTGCGCGGCCACAACGTCGAACGCGGACACATTGACCGTCTTGAAATCCGACAGATCGGTAATATGGATCGGGCTGCCAGCCGAATACGATACCCCGGCGTTGCTGATCGAGTCAGCGGCGGTGGGAAGCCTGTTCGCAGCCTTCAAGAATTGGACCGTTATCGCTCCGGCATCAACGAGCAGATTGTAGGACCGGATCGTGCACGCGAAGGGGATCGTCATGTATGAGATTTGCGTGAAGTCTCCGCCTGACATGGTGTAGCTCAGGCCGTGCGACGCTTGCGCTTCAGGAACCCAATGGAGTTCTTTACAGCGCCAAAGCTTTCCGGGCGAAGGTGCGGCGAGGGTTTGTAAATAAATCGCTCCATTTCGGCATGTCGGATTGACGGGCGCGCCTACTCCGTTGGGGATAACCAAAAAACCGGCGAAGCTTCCACGGTTGACATTCAGGAAGGTCCCCGGCGGCTGATTGATGTATTGGTTGCCGGGGGGATTGCCCACGATGTTTTGACCGAAGGAACTAGCCGCGAGCAGCGCCGCAAACGCGAGTGTTTTCATAAGGGGGGTCACGCCATCGCCGCGAATGCGGCCTGCAATTGCGGCCAATTGAGCCCATTGGGGGCCTTTTGTTGCGCCCGGTTGATAGACTCCTGGCTCAGAACGGTGTAGAGGCCACCGTGAATATTTGGCGCGGGAACGCAATACGTACTCACTGCACCCGGAGTCATTCTGCCTAGCATCGCCCAAGTGTCAATTTCAAAACCCCTCTTACCCTCCGTGCGAAAGTCATAGCCGACCGCTGGGAACATGTGACCGTTCTGAAAAACCGGCGACCCTGCGACATTCCAGGTGAATCCGCTACCAGCCGGAAAGGGGTTAACCCAAGCGTCTGGGAGGTACATGCAAATCACGAGGTTCTCGAACAGCCACAGTGATGTCTTGGCTTCGTGCATGTTTGTGGCGTCCACGGCCATCCATGCCG